GAGCAATGAGTATGATTAAAAGAAGCAATGAAATTGCTATTCAGAAAAACGTTAAAATGATGGTTTACGGACAGGCTGGTATGGGTAAGACAACTTTCGCCCTCTCAGCACCTAAGCCTCTGTTGCTTGACTTTGATAATGGTGTCAAGCGTGTTAATACCGCACATTTGGACGATAATGTCGGTATTGTACAGGTTTCTAGTTGGCAAGATATCCTCAACTTGCTCAACTACAACAAGAAGGATTTGGAGGAGTTTGATACCATCGTTGTAGATACGATTGGAAAGATGATTGACTTCATCATCGCCTACAGATGCAATGGTCGCAACCCTCAGATACAGGATTGGGGTACCATTAATAACGACTTCAAATGGTTCACCTCATCTTTGTCACAGCTTAACAAGAACATCGTTTTTGTCGCCCATCGTGACACACGCAAGGAAGGTGAAAGTACTGTGTATATCCCTGCACTTCGTGAGAAGAACTACAATAACATCGTTACTGATTTGGATTTGCTTGGCTATCTCGAAATGAGAAGCGAGAATGGACAGCAAATCAGAACTATCACTTTTGACCCTACAAGTCGTAACGATGGCAAGAACACCTGTCAGCTTCCTGGTTGTATGCAGATTCCGGTTATTCTTGATGCAAACGGGCAGCCAACCGCTCCTAACAACTTCATCGCTACTCAGATTCTCTCACGTTATCAGTCTATGATAGCTCAGAAAGAAGAAAAGGTCAAGGAGTACAATAAGGCTCTTGAAGAGATTAAGGAGAGTGTTCAGTTGATTACTGATGCTAAGGGGGCAAACCATTTCATTGAGCACATCAAAGATTATGCAAACTTGGGTAACTCCATCATTCTTCATGCAAGAAGTCTGTTTACCGAGAAGGTCAGTACACTGAAGCTGGTATATAACAAAGATACCAAGCAATACGAGGACCCACAAGCAGCATAAACTATGGAAGTAGTCAAGTTTAAGTTCTATGCGACGCTTTTGGATGCGTATCAGAACTACCTTGATAGTGACATCATTTGGAGTAAGTATTGGGGATGGTCTGAAAATCCACCCCATACTCCAGAAGAGTTCAAGAAGATACAATTCCAGTCGTTAATAGATAAGATAAATCGAGTACCATTCGATAGTGAAGCTGCTGACAAAGGCACAGCATTCAATGAGGTTATTGATTGTATGGTCCTTCATCGTAACTCGGAGAATATGGATATCCACACTATTTATCAAGAAGTAGAAGAATATCCGTATAGCAAAAGGGTTCCTGTCGGTGTAGAAGCAAAGCTGAATGGAAGAAGTTTCATTTTTCCTATTCGGTTAGTAAGACATTATGCAGCCTACTATAAAGGAGCATTGCCACAGGTTTATATACAAGCAGTCTTGCCTACCATGTATGGCAAAGTAATGCTGTATGGGTATATTGATTACCTTATGCCGTTCTGCACTCATGATCTGAAAACAACACGTCAGTACGCGGTTGGCAATTACAAGAGACACTGGCAACATAAGGTCTATCCTTATGCCCTCATGAAGAATGGTTGTGATGTTTACGACTTCGAATACAATATCTCGGAAATCGGAAAGACGTATTATAGAAACTACACAGAGAGTTATACGTTTAACCCTAAAAGGGATATTCCTCTACTCACTCAACACTGCGAAGGATTGATTAGTTTCATTCAAGAAAACAGAGATTTGATAACAGACAAGAAAATATTCAATTTGGTTTAATATGGCAGAAGAAAAGAACACCAATATCGTTGCACTCCAAGAAAAGGATGTGCAACTCGTGGTAAGCAAAGAAACTATCGGTCAGCTTACCACGAATATCAAAGAGGTTAAAGCTAGAGTTGAAAAGGCTTTGCCTATGTATGACATCAGCAACTATAGCACCGATGATATTCCAAAGTGCAAGGAAGACAAGGCATTACTCAACAAGGCAGCTAAAGCACTTGACGATAAGCGCAAGGAGCTTGAAAAGGTTTGGAATAAGCCTTTTGAGGAGTTCAAGACAACCTGTAACGATACGTGCAAGCTTATCAAGAATGCGGTATCTCTCATTGATGGCGTAATCAAAGAAGATGAAAATCGCACCAAGAAAGCTAAGAGAGAAGAGATTGAAAAGCTTGCCGAGAAATTCGGAGTGGAAACCATCGGTATCAAACTAGACCTCATCTTTGATGCGAAATGGCTCAACAAGACAACTTCAATGAAGTCTATCGAAAAAGCTATCACAGAAAAGGTTGATAACATCAAGAAAGACCTCGAAACCTTGAAGTTATTTGCAGAAGATTACGATGCACTTGCCGCCCGATACAAGGAAAATCTCAATCTGCAGGAGACTATCGCATACGCAAACAAGCTGAAAGAACAGCGTGCTAGCTCAGTGTCCCCTAGTAAGAAAGAAACTGCAACACCACCTCCAACATCACCTCAGAAGGAAGTCGCGGAGAACAATGCAGCCGAGCAACAGGAAGAGCAGCCGAAGAATGGTAAGATGTCTTCTAATGAAGAAGATGCCATGGATGCTTTCGCTGCCGCTATGGGACAGTCGGTTGCACCTCCTACTCCAACCGAGACACGTACTTACGTTTGTACCGGTACAAAAGAGGCAATGGAATGTTTGGAACGCTTCATGCGTGACAATGGTATCACTTTTAATGTTCAGTAAAAATGGCATTTCAGATTAGTGGAATTATTCAGCATATAGGGAATACGGAGAGTATTCCCTATCAAGGCAAAGTCTTCAAAAAAAGAGAGCTTGTCTTGGATTGCTCCTATCGTAACCAGTTCACAGGGCAGATAGAGAGAACAAACTATCCAAAGTTCGAGTTTACAAGCAATCACGTTGATGATCTGAACGACTTCAATATTGGTGATATTGTGACGGTATCATTCTCCTTGAATGGTTCACGCTCAGAGAAAGATGGGCAAGTCAGATACTTCACTAACGTTCAAGGTTATAAAATCGAGAAATATCAATCTCGTTATAATCAGCAACAAGGTGGAAATCAGACCGCACAAGCGGCTAACGGAAATCAGCCAACACCTACACAAGGGGCATGCCAAAGCGCACAACAAGCAGCTATGGAGTCTGCAAGAAATGCAGCAGCACCTGCGGCTCCTAATTTTCCTCCCGCTGTAGATGAGAACGGAAACCCGATTCAAGGTAATAATGACGACTTACCATTTTAAAGTTTAGACTATGGCACTCTATAATTTGAAGAACGTTTATGACAGAAAGAGGTTCAAGGAAGCCTGTAATCAGATGGTTCTGAAGAATGAATACGTTGAACTGAAGAAAAAGAACACTCAACGTTCTTTGGCTCAGAATAGCTACCTGCATTGTCTGTTAGGCTACTTTGCTTCTGAATTTGGTTTTACCCTCGAAGAAGTTAAGTTTGATATTTTCAAGAAGATATGCAACAGGGATATATTCGAGAGAAAGCGAATTAACAGAAGGGGACAGGAAATTACCTACATTAGAAGTAGTACTGAACTCGATAAGGCTGAAATGACAACTGCAATAGAAAGATTCAGAAATTATAGTAGTGCTCAGTGTGGGCTTTACCTTCCTGCACCTCATGAAGGTGAAATGTTATTTTTTGCTCAACAGCAGATTGAGCAATGCAAAGAATTTATGTAATTTAAAACAGAAAATATTATGTTAGCAGATTTGGATGGTCACAGACCAGAGAAGATTGAGTTTTGTTTGACCGAAGCTCAGAAAGAAATGTTCAAGGACGTGTTGGTACTTTGCGAAGGTGCAAAGAGTGCAGACGAACCTATCAAGGTTCTGCATGACAAGTTCAATGCTCTCTTCCCAGACAATGAGGTTGTTGACCGCAAGTATGATGATTTCGAGATTCACGCTATCCGTGAAGAGTACTGCATCAAGCAGGAGAATGATGTGCCAAAGCGCAAGGAAGAGCTGGAAACCGTTCTTGCTCAGATCAAGACGATGAAGAAGAATGCCGAAGAAGCATACGCATCAGCACTTCTTGAAGTCAGTGATTTGGCAGCAAGAGTTAAGAATGGTATCACGGATTTCCGCTTACCTTCTACTAAGACCGCTCGTATTGCTCTCAACGGTCATTACCTCTTCTTCGCGTGGGTAGATGATAAGTTCCAGCTTTGCAAGGTTCAGAAAATTCCAGATTGGGATAGAAGCGGCTTGTGGAGCCAGGAAGATGTCAATCAGCAGGCTATGAAGGAAGTTTTCGGCATCGAGTTCCCCGAAGTAGAAAAACCAAAATCAAAGGCTGAGGAGCAGACTGATGATAATGACCTTCCTTTCGGTGACGATGATGAGGATGGTAATGATGAAAACGAGTAATCATGTACACGCTCAGACCATATCAGAAACAAGCAAGTGATGCTGCCGTCAGAGCGTTCACAGGCAAAGATAAGAAGAATGGACTTCTTATCTTGCCTACGGGCGCAGGCAAGTCGCTTGTAATCGCAGATATTGCAAGTAAGCTGGATAGTCCGCTACTCATCTTTTGTCCGTCAAAGGAAATTCTAGAGCAAAACTTCGCTAAACTGCAAAGCTATGGTGTTTTTGATTGTGGAGTATATTCCGCTTCTGTTGGTTGCAAGGATATAAACAGAATAACCTTTGCCACCATCGGAAGCGTTATGAACCACATGAAAGACTTTCAGCACTTCAAGTACGTAATGGTTGACGAATGCCATCTTTGTAATGCTAAAGGTGGACAATACAAAACCTTCTTCGAAGCCGCGGATAGACAGGTTATCGGCTTAACAGCAACACCATATCGACTAGGAAGGGGACTTAATGGTACCTCGATGCTAAAGTTCCTTACGAGAACTAGACCAAGAATATTCGATGAGGTACTGTACTATTGTCAGATTTCAGAATTACTTGCAAAAGGTTATCTTGCCGATTTGAGATACTTCGATTGCACTCAGCTAGATATGTCTAATGTGCATACCAACTCAACAGGAAACGACTTTGATGAAAACTCCCTAAAGTTGGAATATGAACGAAGCGGATTCTATGATCAGCTTACTTCCACTACCCTACGTGTATTGAAGCCAAAGAATAAAATACCGAGAAAAGGAGTTTTGGTCTTCACTCGATTCACGGAAGAAGCGGAAAGATTGACAGACAAACTGCAACAGAAAGGTATTAATTCTGCAATCGTTACAGGCGAGACTCCAAAGAAAGAACGTGAAGCTATCTTGGAGAAGTTCAAGGATGGCACCATAAAGGTTGTCTCTAATGTCGGAGTTCTCACAACAGGATTTGATTATCCTGCACTTGACACGGTTATCTTGGCAAGACCAACGAAGTCTTTGAGCCTCTACTATCAGATGGTGGGACGAGCTATCAGACCTTTCAAGGATAAAGATGGATGGATAATCGACCTTGGCGGTAGTTTCCGTTCCTTCGGAAAGGTCTCTGATTTAAGAATAGACCTAGAGGTGCAAGGTTCATCAAGATGGTGTATCAAGTCTCTAGGCAAACAATTAACTAACGTAAGTTTTTGAATTATGAAAATTGAAGCAAAACAGATTAATGAGTGGGTAAAAAAAGCCTACGATAATGCTGTCAAACATGGATGGCATGAAGAAGAAAAGTCTAATGCGCATTGGTTGATGATGGTTTGCACAGAAGTAGCAGAAGCCGTACAAGCTGACCGCAAAGGAAACTATATGGACGACCTTGACAAAGAAGGTCTTAAAACCGTACTTGCCAACGACCATGGTGGCAGTTTGTTCAACAAATACTACTCTGATACCATCGAGGGAAAAGTAGAGAGCGAGTTGGCTGACATCTGCATTCGTGTTTTTGATTTTATGGGCGTTTGTAATGTTGAGGCAAAGGACGGGTTCTCCACATTCAACAATGAGGTTAAGTATGCTAAACAGCATAGTTTTACCGAAAATGCCATCATGGTTACTAGAAATATCGTATCGTGCAATACTACTGCTTCCAGAAGTGAAAATGAAGAAATGTTCTTTGTCTTATACGTATGTGTTCTTGCTTCAGTATTTGAATGGGCAGAAGCACTTGGAATCGACCTCGTTCAGCACATCAACTTGAAGATGCGTTATAACGAAAGCAGAGAATACCATCACGGAAATAAGCTGTATTAAAAGTCCTATGGTTATGAATAAATACTATTTCAACCGCAAGCCAAAAGCGGCTCAAACCGAAAAAAAAGAGGTAAAAAAGACTACTTCTAAGAGCAAACCTAACTTGGTTAAAAAGCTCGATCGGATATTCTCTCTTTATATCCGCTTGCGTGATGTTATGGATAATGGTTATGTTCGGTGTATATCCTGCGGGCAGATAAAGAGCTTTGAAGATGTGGACTGCGGGCACTTCCATAGTCGCCGACACATGGCAACTAGATTCAATGAAGATAACTGCCATGCTGAATGCAAATACTGCAATCGTTTCTCTGCGGACCACCTCATAGGCTACCAACGCAACCTCATTCAAAAAATAGGGCAGCAAAGATTTGATTTACTAAACGTGAAGGCGCATTCTACATGTCATTTCACAAATAGCGAACTAGAAGATATGATTGTTCACTATACGGCTGAGGTTAAGAAACTTAGCAGTCTCAAAGGCATCAAAGTTAATATTTGATAATATTAGCAGCAATATTGTTTAATCAACAAATAATTTATTATCTTTGCACCGAAGAAATTAAATCTCTGAAACGTGGAACTTTCGGATAAAAAATATTCAGACCTCAATAAGTATTGTTTGGGTTCCACCTGCGTAAGCAGCTAAACAAGAAAGTTGAGGTTTTATTGTACAACTTATGGCAGATTGGATAAGACTTCCTCGCAGCATCTTTGATTGGGATTGGTTCGACAAACCCGAAATGCTTTCCCTCTTTCTTTACTTGCTCAACAATGCAAAGGAGAAAGATATAAAGCATGATGGGATAGTTGAACAAAGGGGTCAGTTTTTGACTAGTCTTGGAAAACTCAGCACTACTATTGGTGCAGGAAAACAAGTTGTTAGGACCTGTTTGTCAAAGCTAGTAAAAATGCAGCTAATAGAAGTGAGTACGGAAAGGTTATACTCCATCATCACTATCTGCAATTATGACAACTATTTTGCTGATGAAGCCGATAAGTCTAAAAATGAGACAAAGGAAAAAGAAAATGCTAAACCTGCTGAAGAAGCACCTAAGGAAGATAAGCCAAAGAAAACGAAAGAGGAGATTGCAGCAGCAACCGAAAAGCGAAAGGAGAAATTCTATCAAGAACTGGTTCCTTATGTTGTTACTTATGGCAAGGATATGATCAGAAAGTTCTATGATTATTGGTCTGAAACGAATAAGTCCAAAACTAGGATGAGGTGTGAGACCGAAAAAACATGGGATTTAAATCTAAGGCTACAGAATTGGGCAAGACGAAATAAAGACTTCGGAACAAAGCAATCTGGCACAGCTTTACATAATTCGGAAAACAAAGATTATAACGAAGGAGGATGGTAATTATGAATGTAGATTTCAATCAAATTATTCAAAGGTTCGAAAGAGGAGAAGACTTGTTTCTCGCTGACAAGGTGAGAATAAGGATTCCTAATGCAGAACAAAGGCTTCGTGGGGGGCTAGACTATTTTGTTAAAAGATACACCTTTGGCAAGGAATCTCATGCAAAATGGATAGAGAAGAATTATCGCCCTATTGTTGATTGGATGTCTGACAACGAAGGCAGGGGACTTCTTATTACAGGTGGGTGCGGTCTCGGAAAGACTCTAATAGCAAAGCATATACTACCGCTCTTACTCCAAGACTCTTGCAAAAAAATCGTGAGTATCTTTTCAGCCCAGGAGCTAAATACAAAGATTGACGAGATTCTAAAACTTCACATCATCTGTATTGATGATGTTGGTACAGAAGAGCTTGCGAAGATTTTTGGTAATGTTAGATGCGCATTCTCTGAGTTATGTGATGCAGCAGAGCAAAAGGGAAAGCTTCTCATCATTACCACCAACTTAACTGCAAACGAACTCGAAGCAAAATATGGAGAACGAACTATAGATAGGTTAAAAGCCATCACTAAGTTTGTTCCTTTCACAGGTAAATCATTAAGAAAGTAGATATGGAAATTAAAGAAGACAAAGATTTCTTGTTTGCTACAAAGCAAGCTAGATTAGCAACCTTCCTTGAAAATGATGAGGAAAGAAGAATGTTTAGAAACGCCATTTACAACGCTATTAAGTGGGGTAAAAGACATTAGTATAAAACTATAAACAAAAGAGCAATGAAGATGTTACAAGACGTTACAGATTGGTTTAAAGCTGAAATTCTTGGCGACCAATCACTACAACAGGAAAGAAAGAAGCAGAAATCACAGAAAGATTTCGAGAAGCGTATTAATGAAGCAGCTCGTCATGTCTGCCTCTCAGATCGTCCTAATGATGATGGGTCTCCATATCCTGTTATCTGCATGGATGGTACCGTTATCTATAAAATTTGTGAGAATCCTCGAATCGAGAAAGGAGAAATCAGCCTTGAAGATGTAGGGGAAGTTTTGGTAAGACAACGCATTCATTATGCTGAAAACAAGCGGAATTATAGATAGTTATGCGGTTTAAAAGTTAAATAAAGTTGCTAAAAAGCGATTAAAGAAAGTAACGTTTGGTCAATCCAAAATTTCTTTGTACCTTTGCATCAGTTAATTAAACAACAAATAAGTTTAACAATTAAATGATAAGAGCAATGAAAAAGGTAAAGTACGTTATTAAGGCAACAAAGTTCAAAGATAACACATACGAAGATGTTGTTTTTGAAAATCAGCCACTCAGTCAAAAAAAAGAAACATTCAGTGACGTAAAGCACATCTTAGATTTGGATTTCGAGATTGCTTTAGACGAAGGCAAGAAAGTTCAGTATGACGGAGTAGAGCTTGATATCTTCAATGAAGACGGTACAATCCTCAAAGAATGGATTCAAGACGTAGCATAAAGGTAACGGAGTGACTAACCATCACTCCACAATATATAGAGCAATGAAATACGAAGAAACGTTTAAACAACAAATGGCAGTAATTGAAGCCATGGTTGGAAAGACCAAAAAGGTGAAGGAAGAGAACTGCGACCTTTATGCTCTCATTTACATGAGGGGATGGCTTAAAGGAGTTGTAGATGATTTGGATAAAATCATCCCTTAACAATATTAAATAGTAAGAGCAATGGAATTGTTAAAGAAAGGTCAATTACCACCTAAGGTAAAGGAATTGATAGTTTCCAAAGTCGGAAACTACCAAGCTGAAAAGCTAACTGCAACGCTCCTTAACGGAACGTTAGCACAGAAAGCAGACATCATCAAAGATTTGAATCTTGAAGATTATCTGCGTGTTTGCTATAATTGTGGCAAACTCATAACGAATGGTTATATAGAAGAAGGCTGTATAGCTTCCTATTGTAGCATGAGTTGCATCATTAAAGACTTAGGAAAGCCTTATTTTGATTCTCATATTTTTAATGAAGAAAACCCAAAAGGCACGATCTTTTGGACATCATGGTAGGGTTAGTTATGACAAAGCAAGAAGAAATTGATATTCTACAGTCCTTGAAGGGCGATACCTATTTCGCTCAGTTCTTCGGTAGCAAGGACATTGATCAGATGTGTCAGAACATCAGTAACGACTTCGCCATTGAGGGCGGATGCGGATTCAGTCATAAAGCAGAAGCTTTAGAGCGAATTAACGCAGACCTCAAAAAGGAGTTTCAGCAGAAAATCCATGATTTGGGAATGGAGCTTATTAAGGTTCTCGACAAGGGATTTGATGAGGATGCCATCTACCAGTTGGTTGAAGGCGAGGTTGGAATTGATGCCATCATCAAGTTCAAACGCAAGAACAATCTGGACCTTACGGATAAGGAGATAGATTATATGGTATCTAAACTTCCATGATTATGAAGCATATATGTAGTAATTGCATAGCTTCCGAGATATGCTATAGTGAAGGCAAGAAGCCTAATGACACTTGCCTTCACTGGGAATGGAGATATGCAGGTTTATGGTTTGACAATTAAAAGTAAGACAATGGGAAAAGAGAAAGTTACAGTAAACGATTTGAAGGTTACACTCTCAGAGCTGGGTGTAACATCTGGCTTAAAGCAGGAAAAGATTATTCAACGCCTGCAGGTCAATGGCTGCTTGATTGCAATGGTAACTGATGTATTGGATCAGCTCATCAAGGATGAACAATCTATGTTCAAGTTGTTAAATGTTCAGTACAAGCAAGAGCAGAAGATGCACTATAATCAGATGCAGGATGCAGCTAAGAAGTACTACTTCCATCTGAAACCCTTTAACAAGAGTTTCTTTGGTGACGAGAACATTTGCGATAACCTGGAGGATAACGCAAATGACATCTATGAAATCATCAAGCTTCTTGCGGACCACACTAACGACCACAAGGATATGGAAGTGATTAAGAGAAACCTCAGAAAGAGAAAGTTGAACCATCATATTTTCGATTAAGATTATGGCAAAAGAAACAATATTATCGCTAACTCACTTTGAGCAAGCCTACTTGCTCGACGCTCTCATTGAATATGTTGAAACCCACGAAGGTTTTTATAAGATTCAAGGAAAGACCTTTCACCAGATTCCAGAGCAATACAAAAAACGATTGATGGAGTTGAAGAAGATCGTTAACAGATTGGCACCTTATACTTTTAGGTATTTAGATACCTTTAATAAATAACATCACTTTTAAATTTTCAGATTATGTCAGTATATAAAGCAAACGTAGATTTATCAGACTTATTTCACGATATGTCTTACAATTATCAGAAAAGCTTCCTTGTTGAAGAGTTCTGTTCTTTACCTATAGAAGAACAGGTAAAAGTTGTTGGCGAAATGCTGAAGAACCTTAATGGCGATCAGACAGCCAAAGTTATAGAAGACGCTTTTGACAACTTGCATGAGCAAGGTCAAGAGCAAGTAATCAACTATGTGAACGAATAAGGCTATGATGTCCGATAAACAATATAGAGTTGCTCGCAAGGGTATTGTCGAGCAACTTAAAACTGCTCAGAAGCTTCATTGTAAGCACATGGAGCAGAAGTATAAAGAGGCATTGGGGAAGTTAGAGAAACGCTTCTTAAAGCCGGATGCCGTGGGCTGCTTCGATTTGGGCGCAAGGGTATCAAATAGTTATTATCATCTTTAAATGGTTAAAATTATGGGAACAAAAGTAGAAGTAAGAACTATTCCTTTGCATGGATTGTTCATCCATCGTAAACAGGTTTGGCGTTCACTTGGTAAGTTGAGAGCAGAAAGCCATTCTACATCAGCACAGAAAGTATATATGAATGACCATAATACCGAAGTGTATACCGAGAATGCCGATTTTATAGATGGATTGAAAGTCACTCCTTATTATGGGGAGTTGCCAAAAACATCAAAAGATACTTTTAATAGTATGAGCCACTATCAACGTTGTTTAATGCAAAAGTCGATTTAATTATGGATGCAAAGATAATTGTAACACCAACTGGTGTATCACTTAAAGAAGCCTTGACTGAAGAAGTAGTTAAGGCACTCAATGAAGAAGCTTCCATCTATATGAATTATGAAATCCCAGAAGTAAAACTCGCTGGCAACCCTCTTAGTGGCAAGGAAAGCCGTAGAACTAGGAGAATGTTAGAACTTAGAAAAAGAAAGGGTAGATTATGATAGACGATAAGAAAATAGAAGCTGCAAAGGAAGAAATCTATGAAGATAGATTTCTGTTAAATGGTGAAGAAGTAGTCTTCGACAATGATGCTAAAGAGGAAATGTTCTACAAAGAGGACATCAAAGAAGCTATTGGAATAGGTGCTAAGTGGGCTATCAATGAGTTTATTAAAGACTTGTGGCATGCTATTGATGAAAATCCCAAAAAGTACCATAAATGTTTGGTAGAAGTTGTGTATCATAGACCACTCAACATGACGGATGAGATAGACTATGTTACTTCGCACCTAACCAACTTTGGTTGGGATGAATCTAGTTTTAAGCGCAGCGACTATGCTATCAAGAGGTGGATATATATTGACGATTTACTGAAAGAATGCAACCATGATTAAGTCAGTTACTATGTACTCTGTCGTTTGTGACAGATGTGGAAAGACCTTCATTGAAGAGTTTAATGGCATTGTGGCTTGGTTGGACGAAGGAACAGCCAAAGAGCAAGCAATGGAAAGCGAATGGGCAGAGATTGGCGATAAGCACTACTGCCCAGACTGCTACGAGTTTGATGAAAAGTTGGATGAGTATGTCCCTAAAAAGAAAGGAGATAAGAATGAGTAGAAATTTAATGAGAATGGCGTTAATAATGGCTGCTACGGCAGCTTATGCACAAGATGATATTTTCGGGTGTTCAAGTCCTAGACTTGACGCACCAAGCGGCAATATTCCTTCTAACAAGCAGAAGTGTCAGCCAAAGGCGCAGCATGAGTTTGTCGTTAAGGGTGTTAAAATAATGGCAGCTTCTAAGAAAGATGCTATAAAGAAGTTTAATCATCGAAAAAAGTAAAGCGTATGAATGAGATAGAGAAAATATGTAAGGAAATCCAATGCCCACACTTTATTGTATGGAGCTTCGGATATGGTGATTGTATATCTTGTAAGTTGCAAGGTGAAAGCTACGATATAGAATCTGTAGCCGATGATTGCCCTTACAAGGATAAGTTTAATAAACTTAAAGAATAATCGTATGGATAAATTAGAATATATACCAGGTGATTTGGCTTTTCACTATATACCAAAAACCATAATAAAAAAGTATGTAAAAGTATATGTTTGCTCTACACAAAATGCCTTATCATTAGAAGATATGGATGGAAATCTATATGATTATATTGGGGAATTATATCCGATTCCTCTTACTCCAGAGATTCTAGAAAAGAATGGATGGAAGAAAGAAGTGATGAGTAGAGGAGTAAAGAATAGTCATTTGGTATATACAAAACCCGATATTGAAGAATATGGATATTTCCCTATCTATATAGAGAAAGGTATTGGAAAAGAGTTTGATGTGTATCCGTTTACTTACAACCATGTATGTACACAAATTGCATACATTAAGTATGTTCACGAACTCCAGCACCTTCTCTTCGGTCTAGGTATTAATCACGAAATGGAGGTGTAGGTATGGGCAAATATAGTTTGGATATAACATTAAAGGATAAGCCCTTTATAAACATAGAAGTTGAAGACGATAGAGTTCTTCTTGGTGCATACGAAGATAGGAAAATAACAAGAAGACTTTTCTATATCGACAAAGAACAGTTGGAACTTCTCATAAAGGGTTTAAAGGCTGCAAACATCCTTATTCACGACAAGGTGGATTTTAGTCAGTTTATACATCAAGGAAAATAGTGTTTAACGCCTTCGGGCATAAAAAGTAGTAATATGACAAAAGAAGAATTAGAAGCAAAAGTTGCTAAACAGAAAGACATTATTCGTATTGCCAATGATAAGATTTATTCTGATGTGAAAGAATACATCAAAGGTCTTCTGTACAAGGTTGGAGACAAAGTGAGTTGTTCTAGATGTGATGTTTGTTGGATTTCAAGCATCGTTCCTAAACGAGGTTACACAGTCTATACTGGTGAGATTGAAGTGAGAATCAATCCTGCTAAGAAAGATGGTACTCGCTCCAATAGAGAGTTTGTACTATGGAGTATTGAAATTGATAGTATCAAGAAGATTGATTAACCATCCGCAAGGATATAAATAGATAGAAATATGGTAGCATTATTAACAATTTTAGGAACTATCTTTTTGATAGTTAGTGCAATATTTTGGTCAGCAACGCCGAAGTTGAGAACAGTGGATATTGTAATTGCATCAGTTACAGCAATACTTATGACATTATGCTATGTAGGTTCTGTGCTTGCACAATATATGATAGAATTTACGAAATAATTAACTAACCACACCTTATGGGATTAAATATAAGTAACATGAAAAAGATTATTTTGGCAGCCTTAGTCGTTGCAAGTTTGTTCGCTTCTTGCTCTAGCGAGAAGACTTTTAGAAAGAAAGATGGTTCTACTTTCACAGCAAAGCCTTATGGTTGGGCTAGTAAGGAAAACAAAGTAGAAGGTGTTAACTACGAGTTGAATGCTCCAGATGTTGTAGCATCTATCATCTTCGCCCCATCTGTTATCGCTCCAGCTTTACTGACAGCTTACGATGTATGGGAACCAGTATCATATACTGAGCCATCTAAGTAACTAATCACCCTCTCCCTTTTACAGGAGAGGGTAAAAAGAAGAGAATATAGCAATAACATTTACAGACCAAAATCCTGATGGAGGTGCGGTTATAGGTAAGGAAACTTATATTGTTCCTGTAGATGAGAAGTATATACCAGTAAAGGTAATTAATGAACTTAAAGCATCGTTTTGTAGAGCTGTAGAAATTACTATTGTAAAGAATTAAAGATAGCTTCGCAGATAAACATAATATAAAATTGAAGGATTGATATGACTAGAGAAGAAATTATAGAGCGCATTAAGGTAATGCAAGCATACATTAATGGTGAGAAGGTACAATATAAGAAGAATAGTGGTAAATGGGCGGATACTGAGGAGCCTATATGGAGCAATCTCATTAAATATCGCATCAAGCCAGAGTCAAAGTACCGACCATTTAAGGATAGGCAAGAGTGTTGGCAAGAGATGCAAAAACATCAGCCTTTCGGATGGATTGCGGATATTGATAGCTGTCGTTACATCTTAGCCGTTGGCGAGGGCAGCGTTGTATTCAAATCATTTAATTCTAGGGATTTTTGTAAATCTTTTGATGAGGTTATGGACACTTACACCTTTGCCGACGGAACTCCGTTTGGTGTAAAAGAGGAGGAATAGTTATGTTTGAATTTTATGTTATACTTACCTTAGCTGTTATGTTTATAGCTTTTATGGGTGGAGTTATCGGTTATTTAATTTGTAAATATTGGAAAAAGAAGTAGCGTATGAAGATAAGAACAGCAAAGAAGATAATGAACTACTATAAAAGATTTTATGGTAGCAAGTATTGGCTTTGGTGATGGGGTTACTATTGCGGAATGAAAAGTATAGGAAAGAACGCAGGAGACCACCGCATCACCAAGGCGATAAGTTTAACAAGTAAAAAGAAGAAAAACGATGAAGAATGAAACATTTGACTTCTCGGAGGCTCTGAGAAGAATGAAGGAAGGAAAGAATGTTAGACGTAAAAATAGCGAATACATCTTTGCTATATGCGGAGGCGGCTGTTTCCCTCAAACAATATCATACAGAACGTGTGTGTCTAATATGTTCTCTTTAGGTGTTGCAGCTATACCTACTGAATGTATTCTCGCAACCGATTGGGAGGAGGTGTAAGGATGAAAAAGAAAGTATTGACCCTCACCGTCAGCAAGCAGTGGTTCGATATGATTGTGGCTGGCGAAAAGACAGAAGAATACAGAGCTATCAAATCGTATTGGATAAACCGCTTACTACAAGCAAAATACGGAGGAAGTGATGAATATCGCAAGGTTACAATGTACCCGGAGTTTGATATGCTTATAAGCAATTCCAAGCTCAAAGAGTTGCTTGAAAAGAAAACCGCCAGGTTCATCCCCTACACTTACGTCCGCTTCTTCCATGGTTACGCAAAAAATCGTCCGTGGATCGAAAAGGAGATTGAGAACATCTTCATCGGAAAGCCTAAGAAAGGTCTTTGTCCCGACAAGTGGCTTGATACAGAGTTTTTCATTATTAAGTTTAAGTGATATGGATAAGACAACAGAGCTATCATATAATCACCTCATTTCGCAACTCAGAAAAGAAAACGCTGATTTGAGGAATGAGGTGCGAGAACTAAGGAAGTTGCTAACAAGAAAAGGTGGCGAACCACCTAATTAACACTCCGTAACACCATGTTAAAAGCAGTTTTTGCGCTTTTCTTGTCAAATTAGCTTCCTGTAGTTTTTGGTAACATTAGTTAAGTTAAAGAAAGGTTAAATACTTTACACAAGCCTTTCTAAGCTGTCTATTTTTCTTCCATATATCCTTATACCTTTTTTCGGAATTAGCCCAATACAGAGGAAAACGGGATTTATTTAACACTTTGATTTTCAATAAGTTATATAAAGTTAACCAAGAAAAATAACGCGGTTAAAATTTGGTCAAAAGCAAAAAAATGACTACCTTTGCACTATCAAAAATAAAATAACAATTAAAAGATAAGAGCAATGAAACAGACAATAAACGTATCAAACAAAGCTGAGGTTGTAGCAGCAGTTACAAGTGATTTTGATGGAGGTTATAACTATTTCGAAGGTGACATTCGTAAGGGTAATCTTAGAGCGAATGTAGTTAACTGCTTCTATGGTAACAAGTTGAGAATCCAGATTACCTATTGGGAGGATGGCAAGAGCGTGGCTGTTGAAACCGCTTCAACATGTTCAACAGCAAAGGGAATTGTTAGTAAGGTTTCTAAATTCTTAAACGTTAAGTAAATAAAAAGGTAACGACTGGTCCAACCAACTAGTCACAATAAGAGCAATGAAATGTTAGACAGAACAAACATTCACTTTAAGAAAGCAGTTAATGCAGTATTGGTAAAGGTTAGCAGAATACATAACAATACCATAACTGTAAGTATTAGCCAAAGATTCATCGACATCACTATGTTCGATGGTGATTGTAGCATTTTTTACACCGATTTAATTGGCTCATATTTAAGCAAGGATAAAATCCTTCAGAAGTTAGATAACTTCAATAAAATGTATCACGCATGGGTCCAACTTCAAAAGAAAGGAGGTCACCATGAGTAAAGAGTACATTGGAACAGATTGCTATAATCGCAAGATGGAGCTTTACCATATCGGCAATGAAGTTTATTGCGACCACATCAAAAACGGAATTGTCGTCAAGACAAACAACATCACTGTAGATAACCGCATTCTTGGATTGTTTGGCAGTCCTCATACAAGCGGAGTATATATCTACGATGAGATAGCAAGAATGTATGGCAAGAAGTTATAATAACTGCATATAAAAAGTAAGAGCAATGAAGACAGACAACGTTTTAGAGCATTTCGCAGAAATGATGATTTCACGAATGCAAAAGATGAAGGCAGGAGATTGGAAGATGGGGTGGTTCACCACATCTTATGGTGGAAACCCTGTGAACCTCGGAGGACGTGAATATAATGGAATGAACTCATTCTTCCTGTTCCTCTGCATGATGGACGAAGAAAGATTCAAATATCCTATCTTTGCTACCTTCAATCAGATAAAGGCATTAGGAGCTAGTGTGAACAAAGGAGAGAAAAGCTTCCCTGTTCTGTTTTGGTCCATCCAGTACAAAGACAAGAATGGAAACAAAATAACAGAAGACAGCTACAACGGAATGACTCGATCAGCCCAACTAGACTGCAAAGTACAGCCTTTCTTGAAGAGCTACAATGTGTTCAACCTCAGTCAAACCAACCTCGAAGAGATAGCACCTAAGACAATGCAGAAGTTGAAGGAGAAGTTCAGTCTCAAAGATAAGAATGAGTTGCCGACAGACACGGCTGGTATGTACGTCAACGAGAAAATTGATGATATGCTCCTTTATCAGAAGTGGCTCTGCCCTATCCGCTACGACAAGTATTCAAGTGGAGCTTTTTACAGAGTTGGGGTAGATGATATTACAACACCTCTTAAAAGTCAGTTCAAGAAGGGCAATACAGAGCAGGAGATATTCGAGGATGGACAGGAGTACTACTCAACCCTTCTACATGAAATGGTTCACTCAACAGGTCACAAGTCTAGATTGAATAGAGGGTTTGAGGAAGAGAAAGGAGAAAAGGACTATGCAAGAGAAGAGTTGGTTGCGGAGCTTGGAGCAGCTCTTATCGGAAACGTCCTAGGCTTTAGTAGTCGCATTTTAGATAATAACGCTGCTTACCTAGATGGTTGGATCAGCAAGCTTAAAAAGCAACCAAAGTTCATCGTTTCTGTTTTGACAGACGTAAACAAGGCAGCTAAAATGGTATTAGAAATAGTGAACAAAGAAAAGGCACAATTACTAAAGCCTGCATAAGATATTTTATTGCTCTATCTAAGGCGGTATAAGCGGATTTGCTTGTATCGCCTTTATTTTATTATCATCAAAAACATAAAAAGCTCTATAAGCGAAAATAAATATGCAATTTCTTGATTAATTCTATTTGTTGATTAAATATTTTTAGTATCTTTGCACCAAAAGTAGTAAAGATATGAACATCGAAGAAATACTCAAGAAAACTGATACTATCAGCCAAAAGATAGAAGAGCTACGCAGAAGGACTGTAATGGTTCCTCTGTGGAGTTATCTTTTGAGTTTATATGAGCCAGCAAGCCATAAGGTAATGACAGATACCATAAGCCTTCGTGATAAAGACAATGGTGAAAAATCATCCCGTATAGCGGTTGCCCTTGAAAAGTTGCTCACAAACAGAATAACAGAATTTACATTCTCTATACCAGTTAAGAGAAAGTACAACACTCCAGAAAATGATATTCAGAGGGAAATCCAAAAGGCATTAGAAAAAATCTACGATTGTGCTCATATTGACAACATGAACTACAAACGTGGACTAGCCTATTTCGCAAGCTGTGAAATCTTCACCATTTGGTATTCAGTCAAGAAGCATAACTCTTTATATGGTTTTGAATCAAACTACAAGTTGAAGTGCAAAACCTTCTCTCCTATGGATGGAGTAAGATTGTACCCTATCATTGATGAGTATGATGATATGCAAGCTATGTCGTTTGAATATGATAAGACCGTTTCCGATAAAGAGACGGTAACATTCTTCGAAACCTTTACAGAAAACTATCATTTCATTTGGAAGAAAAGTAACCTTGGTGAAATGTGGGAGGAAGTAACTGCACAAGTTGATGAGGATGGGAACACTGAGAGTGGTGAGGAAATCATCATCCATAAGATTCCTGGAGCATACCTGTCTCGACCTCACGCCATCTACGAGGGGCTTGATAATATCCGAAGTGAATTTGAGTATAATGTCAGTCGCAATAGCAACGTGATTGCATATAACGCTGCACCAATCGCAAAAGTCAAGGGTGGCATAATCGGACAGGAGAAAAAGGGAGAAAGTTTGCGTATATGGAGAGTCGAGCATGATGGCGATATTTCATACGTATCATGGAACCAGTCGCAAGAAGCGGTTAGCGGTCAGAATAAAACCCTCCTCGGATTGTACTGGATGCTTTCTCAAATGCCAGATATTAGCTTTGAGAATATGAAATCTCTTGGTAATATCGGCTACGATGCAAGACAGACATTGCTCACAGATGCACATCTGAAAGTTCGCATGGAATCGGGCGCTTTCAAGGAGTTCTTTGAAAGAGAGTTCAATGTAATCAAGGCATTCTTGAAGGTCATGAATCCAAAATGGGAAAAGGAGATAGATAACGTCACCTGCGACCACATCATCACTCCTTACATACCAAAGGATGAGAGCTACGACATCACCATCAGACAAAAGGCTAATGGTGGTAAGCCGGTAGAAAGCCAGCTTGAATCCATCGTTAAGCTTGGGCAGTCGCAAGACCCTCAGCAGACAATGGAGGATATTCGACAGGATGAACTTAATGCGGCAGCAGTACAGCAGTCTGCTTTTGCTATGGGTGAACAAACAATATAAACGCAATAAACTGCACAAGTTATGAAGAAGAAAATCGCAATTTGGCTATTCAAGTTAGCTAGAAGACTCTACCCTATCAGTGTAACTGTCTTCGAACAGAAAGAAATCCTAGAGCCAAAGGTATGTGCCAAGGCTTATAGTATCGACAAGAATTACATTCGCCACTACAAGCGAGACCATCATGTCAAGTCCATGAGAGAAGCTTTGCGTGAGATAACAAAGGAAACTCTCGCACAGGCAAAGAAAGATGTACTCAATACTATCGAATCCAAGATCATGAAGCAGAGAGTATATCAGAAGGATGGCAATACGATTGTAGAGGTAAAGGTTAATTGCTATGTCTCCAAAGAAGAAGGTTAAGCCTATTCCAAAAGAACCTCAGTTCTGCAAATTATGTGCCCACGTTTCCAATCCACGTAATCTTAGTGTTACGGGAGAGCCAACGTTGGGCACTTGCCCTTATGAGGAGTTTGCTATCCTCTATCAAAGGGAATGTGTAAACGAACATTATAAGCCGAAATAAATGAGACCAAATATCCCCAATCAAAAGAAAGCATACGATGCTCTGAACAGACGCTTAGTAAACTACGTGGCACAAGTTCAGAGCATTTATGATAGAATCGCTAGCCAAGTTGCTACTGCTATAGATGGTGTCGGTTATGATGGTTCTGCGGAGTTCTTGTTTGAGGACTATCCCGAACTGAAACAAACCATCAATGGCATCATGACCAGTTATGCTGCACAGATGAATAACCTCATCTATGCAGGTACCACAAATGAGTGGAAAGAAAGTAACATCATGCAGGACCTACTTGCAAGAAAGGTACTTCGTGCTTATGATTTTGAGAAGGGCGGAGATAAGTACAACAGGTATTTCCAACCTAAATCGGATGCTTTGAAGGCTTTTCAGAATAGAGCGGATAATGGGTTAAATCTCTCTCAGAAGCTATGGTATCAGTCACAAGCCTTGAAAAAGGAATTGGAACATACCATATCAACTGCAATAGAAAGAGGGCAGTCTGCGGTTGTTCTTAGTAAGCGAATCAGTAAGTATCTGATAGACTTCCCTTCATTAAAGGCTGATTATACAGAAAAGTTCGGAAAAGCCGCTACATGCGCGAATTGCCAATACGCTTCTATACGTTTGGCAAGAACCGAGATAAACATGGCTTACCGAAAGGCAGAGCAGACACGTTGGCAACAATTTGACTTCATCTTGGGCTATGAGATTAAGTTGAGTAAACGCCACCCTGCACCCGACATCTGTGATGATTTGTTGGGAATATACCCAAAAGACTTTGTCTTCCTAGGATGGCATCCTAACTGCATGTGTTATGTTGTACCTATTGTGATGAGCGATGAAGAGTACTATGGTTCTCCTTCCATTCAGAAGTCAGCTATGATTTCTCGCACCCCAAAGAATTTTAATGACTGGGTACGCAATAACCGCAGCCGAATCGGGCAAGCTGAAACACTTCCATACTTCTTGAAGGATAACAGAAAGTATTGGCACCTGTCCGTTGAGGACGCGGCTGAGTACCGCCATGCTGACAGAGACGAAAAAGCCATAAAGCTTGCTTGGAAGAACAGAGACTTATTGAAATACAACATAGATGTAGATAATTATGACATAGCAACATTAAGGCGAAATGCTAAAGCCTATGAAGTTGATATATCAAGCTTTGAAAAATTCCTCACTACACATCAATTTAAAGAGAGTTTTGGAATGATGACTGATAGTGAACGTTCTATTTTGTCAGATATGTTCGATAAGTATGATGATAAGGTTCGTCAAGCTGTAGAGTCTTTCGGCAGGATAAAGAAAAGCTATCTGGCTAAGTTTGATTATAGCTATGATTTCGGTAATTGGAGGGATGGAATAACCAAGAAGTTTGCGAATATCACTCCTACACAATTCGAACCAGTGAGCAAGATAAGACCAAAGTTGAAGACTACCTATGATGAAGCTCGTAGGGAACTGCAAGACCTTCGTTCTATTCCGTTGAAGCCTAAAAAGCTAATAGATGATTTCGATGATTGGGAATTGGAGATTGCATTAGACGACCAGGAAGCAGTTATGGCAGGAAAGAAGCTCATGCAAAATCTGTACGGACCAAACATTGATAACGTCAATTCTTGGATAAGAGTTATGTCGTCTTACAAATCAGAAGGCTGGGGCAAGGCTTATGAGGTCTTTCTAGACGAGTATCATAACGGCTTGAAGGAGGTCATGGAAGCTGCTACCCATCTGAACGAATTGAGAACAGCAGATTTGAGTATCATTCCTACAAGGTGGATTCCTCGCTTCAATGATTATATCAAGACCATAGAAACTGCAAGGATTGATGTCCGAGGTTATGAAAGGGTTTATCGTGAGATAGAGGGTGCGTACAACATCTACAAGCTGTCTTCGGATCAAGATTTGATTGCATATGGCTTAGATAAGTTATCCTTCAATACACCCCATACCATCGTGGAAGGCTTTAGAGGTATTGGGCTAAGTCCGACCAAATGGCTCGGAAAGAAAGAGTTTTATGATAGCTTTGACAAGTTTGTTCCTTGTATCACCCTCAGCGGAAACAAAGCCTATTATTGGAGCAAGTATAAACATGTTAGAATAGATTTCGATGGACATAAGGAAAGATTCGCAAAATCGGAATGGTATCGTAAGGGACTCCAATATCACGAATACGGACACGCTAAAGCCGCATTGCAAGGTAATTGGGAAAACAGCAAAGACTTCAAAGACCTGTTCAAGAAATTCTATGATGATTATAATCAACCATCTAATTTCTATCAAGATAATGCAGGAAAGACAAGATGGAAGATTGAAGGGAAATATTGGGAGGTAAAATACAAGTATGGTGACCCAAAGAAAGATATGGATGAGCTATTTGGAGCTATAACAGATACTCTGCAAGCCCTAAGCAAAGATAAGGCTAGAATTGATGGATTTGGGCACGATTGGGACTATTTTGCTAATAGTGAGTTCTCATGTTTGTCAGAGATTATAGCTCATCTAAGTGAAAATCATTGGGCACACAACAAGTACTTCAAGATGGCATTACCAAGGTTTTATAATGAAGCTATGGCACTATATAAGAAGTTTTATAATGCTAACTCACCAACAAAAAGATAGGTAGTAGAATTAAGGTTCTACTACCCATCCTATTTTGTTATTTAGAGGTCCATCAGCCGATTCGTTATCTACGTAATAAAGTTTGAAATCTTGACCTGTCTTCAAAGCTTTTCGTACAGATGCCATGATCAGATTCTTACTTACGCCTTTGTAACCGCAATCTCTAATAGCACTCAGAACAGCACACTTTTGACCGATATAAATATCTGGTCCTTTGTAGTAATTAACTACCTGTTCGTCTGTAAGCTCGTCCACGGACTTAACAGAACATTGTTCTAGATATTCTTGTATATTCATGCTGCAAAGATAGTAAAAGTTTCCCAAACTACAATACGTCAGATTAAAAAGTTAGCAAAAGTTAGCAAACAGACTATAAAGAAATCCAAAAGTTAAACAAATATAAGTAACTGAAAATAAGGCAGTTATATTTTGGTCAAATGCAAAAAAATGATTACCTTTGCACTATCAAAAATAAATAATAACAATTAAAAGATAAGAGCAATGAAACAGAATGGTATTTATGAATTTGGTAACGATGCTTTAAATAAGCAATACAAGGAGTTCTTGGCAGAGTTAGATAAAAAGAATTATACTTATGTCTTCTATCAGAACTTGATGATAGAACTTAAAAACGGCACATGGGTTGCTTTGAATATTGATTTCAATTCTGACATTGTTAGATTTGAAGCTTGCGTTGTAATGAATCACAAGGCAATAAAGAATATCAAGGTAGGGGATTTATATACTGCCAAGAATCCTACATTTTTCTACGCTAATTCATTGAACGAAGCGTTTGATGAGTTAGAACATAAATATGGAAATGACAACAATTAATAGCTTAATGATAAAAGGAGATAAGAGCAATGAATACGATAAAAACGTTTATTCCATCAGAGTCAGTTGACGCATTCAAGAAGTTTGCTGACAAGACACGTAAGAATGTAAAGGACTTCGCTTACTCCCTAGGTAAGCCTTATGAGAAGTTGTTTTATCATCCTGTAATCAATGAAGAAGGAATTGGAGGGCAGAGAATCGAGGTTTTCCATGAGGTATGTGACCTTACGATCGACATACCAGAGCAGAGCGGTTGGAGACTCCTTGCTACATATAAGGACGATGCTTTTACTCCTGCCGACCCGACCAAGGAACTTATCTTCAAGAACCCTCAGCACGGAGCAGACTATGGTAAATGTGACTTTTGCGGTCATTGGTGCAAGAATGCTTACGTAATCGAGAATATCACTACAGGTGAAGAACTGCAAGTAGGTTGCGAATGTATCAAGAAGTTTGGTATCAATGATATGTACTACATATCTGACTTTACCAAAAAGCTCTATGAACTCTATGATTACAGAATCAGCTATGCTACCGATGATGAGTTTGGCGACATAGAGGAGTGGGGCGGCAGAAAGGATTCAAGCTACAAGAATGCTATCCTTAAAACGAACCTCATCATGGCAGCCAAGGCTCAGTACGATATTTGCCCAGTCTATAAGAAAGGAACGAAAGTTGAACACGTCCGTTACCGCTCGGCAACTTTGGAGGGTATCGACACTATCTTGAATAGCGGCAATTTGAAGGTGGATGAAGCTTACGTGAAGGCGGTTTGCGAGTTCGGTGCAAAGATTCAACCTAAGACAGAGTTTGAAGAGGATATGCTTGCGGTATCAAAGAATTTCTATTGTTATCAAGGTCAAGAGGTATATGCCTTCTTCCTGGTCAAGGCTTACGAAGACAGCTTGAAGCCAGAGTTGAACCTTCCGAAAGGATGTCAAGTTAAGGTGTGTGGCAAGGTCATTCAGAAGCGTTTCGAGGAGTCTTACTTCGGAATGATGGAAATCAACACCATTCTTACCGATAAGGGCGTTACCTGTGAACGCTACGGAAAGGTACCTACCACCGAGGATAAGCGCACTTCCTTCTATGCTCTCGTGAAAGGGGTATTCAATGGAAAGGTTAGCCTAGACAGAGCTACCAAGAATCCAAAGAAGGGAATTGAAGTAGTAATAGAGATTTAGTTATGAGCGCATTCAACATCAACACCTATTATGGCTGTGAAACTTGCGAAGCAGCCAACGAATATGGTAATGGTTGCAAGCATGGTCTGTTATTCCCTGTCCTGCTTGTGATAGCTAATAAAAGGGAATGCCCAAATTATAGATTTCAAAGAAAGGAATAGGATGAGTTATAAAGATAGAATAGAATTAGAGCGACTTTTAGGTGATTTTATAACAGCTCCTAAAAGCCATCTATCAGAAAAAGAGGTCAAATTGCTAAGAAAAGCCATGCGACTTATTGGTAGAGAAAATAAGAGATACGCAGATTTATACATGTAAATACGAAACGATATGAAATTGCAGGTTTATTTCTTATACAGAACCGATGAGCACCTATCTACAGATAGCAAAGAATTGCTCTTTATCGGTAACCTTCCAAATTGCATAAAAGCAGCAAGGAAGTTTAATGCTACAGATACTCAGATTAATGAACTTGGGTATCATAAGCAAAGTCAACTTAACAATGTAGGTTACGAGTTTATGCTAGAACAGCATACCCTTAACGAATATATAGTAGAACCATAAAATATACGATTATGAAGATATACAAATTGATATGGTATCTCTATACAGAGGACCAACTTAAAGAATCCCTCATCACAGATAAGGAAGTTGCAGAAGCACGTTATCAAGACCTCAAAAAGGCTCTTTATCGTGGATGCTGGTTATCCCTCTCAGAATTAGTAGAAAACGAAGACCATGTATTAGTGGAGGGTGAAGGTCTTCATTATAACGACATTTAAAAGTTAGAACAATGGAACAGAAGTTATTAGATTTGATTATCAGTATAGGACAAAACAAGGGTTGGACAGTAGATACTACAGATAATGGCAATGACCTTGCCTACATCTTCTTTCAGCGTTATTCTCCTGCAGGTCAAGATTTCAATATGTCAATCGAAATGCCAAACAATGACCCGAATGGTTTTTTGGCGCATCTCTCCAACTACTATGAGAACTTCGATCCAGATGGTGAAGCTTTAAACTGGTGCGACAAAGAAGGTCATGGAATAAACGGAGCACCTAAACGCTTGAAGGATATCATCATTGATTTCGAGGAAATCGAAAAGGAAATCAAAGAACTCCTAGAAGTGTTCAATCTTCGAATAGAGGAACTAGAGAAAGCTGCCATCCACAAGGTTAAAGTGCAAGTAACCGAATACCTGCAAAAGGTAGTGGAGGTTGATGCCATCAATGGCAGTGACGCATGCGATAAAGTCGAAGAAATGGTTAATGGGTCAGAAATCATCTTGACAGCAGACGATTTCACAACAAGAAAGATTGAGCCTTATGAAGATGAGTAAAACTGCACAAGGTGTGCAAAAGCTAAAAGATGGAGATTTGAAAGGAGCGCTCTCCATCTTTTCGACTTTTAAGTATGATTTCACAAGGGATGAACGTAGAATCATGCGAATTGCATACGAAACACTTTGCGGACATGGTGCTTTCTATCAATCATTAGGAATTGATGCTAGTCAGATGATAGTAGATGCGGTAACTATACTAAACGCTAAGTATCTGAATAACGATAAGTTAAACTAAGTTAGTAAAAAGTATTTTCTTCCCAAATCATTTGGTCATTTGCAAAAAAATGATTACCTTTGCACTATCAAAAATAAAATAACAATTTAAAAGATAAGAGCAATGAAAGAGTTATTAGAAAACATAGGTAACTTTAATGGATGGAAAGGAAACATCTGTCTTTACTTCCCCAAAAAGAAGGTTAGAGAATTAAAGCGTTATGGAATAACAGAAGATATGGATATAAAACAAGCATATCTTAAAGTGAGTAATATTAAAAACATATAACTATTATAGAGCAATGAAACTGATTACGAAAGAAATTAAGAAGAGACTGGAAAAATATCCTCTCTACTCACAGGATGGCAAAAAGGAAGATGCCATCTGTCAAGCAAAGTTCTTCCTTTGTATTGGTGCATGGTCTTGGTTCATATTGGAAGCAGATCTAGAGAACAATATCGCTTATGGAATCACCATCAATGGAAGTGGTGAAGGTGAGTACGGCTACACAAGCTTAACCGAATTGCAGGGACTATCAACAAAGTCTGGCTTAACCGTAGAGCGAGATACCTCATTCTCCCCTACTCCACTAAAGGATATTAATAACGAATATCTAAAGAAGTTTCTTAAGAAAATGTACGCTTGAAAATAATTTCTCACTTTTTTTAAGAAACTATTTGTTGATTAAATAATTTTATTTATCTTTGCAAAAAGTTACAAAAGAAATGAAGATTTATACATCATACTTCTCAAACGGAGCTAAGTTAGCAAAAGCTGGTATCATGATGATCGGCATTGCCCTCTACCCTCCGAAATGGTTTACAGGATTGTCAAACAAGTACGTGTCACCATCATGGGACATTCTTCACAACTCCAAATCGGAAGAAGATTACGTGCAACGTTTCAATTCTGAGATATTGGCTCATCGGGACCCAAAAGCATTTCTCTCAGCAATAGAGAAAATGGCAAATGGAAAAGATGTAGCTCTATGTTGCTTCGAAAAGCCAGATGATTTTTGCCATCGCCACCTAGTGGCAAAATGGCTGAATGAAAAGTTGGGAGTGCAGGTCGAGGAATTTGGAATTTCCAAGAATCCTGTTTACTCGGAGCAAAGTTTATTTTAGGCATTCCTCCTTTCAAAATACCCACAAGGGTTGACGGCTCGGAAAGACGAGCATTTTTGCGTGTAGAGAATATTGTTATTATAAGCGGAGATAGCTCAGTTAGTAGAGCGCAGTGATACCATCACTGAGGTCGTTGGTGCGGCTCCAACTCTCCGCTCTTTTGCGGATATAGCTCAGTCGGTCAGAGCGTCACATTCCCAATGTGAAGGTCGAAGGTTCGAGTCCCTCTAGCCGCTCTATTTTTGTAGAATTAAAATAAAAGAGCATGAAAAGTTGCAGAGACATACAAGATAGAACATTCGGTATTGAAATAGAAATGTGCAATCTTGAAAGGTCTAAGGTATCTCTACCCGAAGGCTATTCATGGAGCAAAGATGAGCAAATTTACAATACTGATGGTTCAACAAATAAGTCATTTGGTGGTGAGGTAAATACCCCACCATTACATATTTGCTGTCTAAAGGACCTACATGACCTCCGCTCTGTATATGAATCAATGGTTGTCGCAGGAGGAAAGATAAAGTGGAGTATTGATACTCATGTGCACATCTATGCAGGAGATTTGTCTGCAGATCAGATTAAGAAGGTGTTTTTGTTCTTCTATGTTTGCTATCCATATTTCAAGAAATATGCTCATATTTCTGATTGGGATGAACTGGTATTTAATGCACAACCTGTTCCTACAGAGAAGTACTTCGAAGGCGTTAAAAATGCACAGACGTTTGATGAATTACAAAATCTCTTCACCAATCAGTCTAAGAAGGGCTTTATTCGTCATGCGGTAAATATCTCAGCATACTTCAAGACAAAGACGATAGAGTTCAGAACGTTTCATGCTACTGATGATTTCTATCGAGCTATGAATTGTGTGTATTCTGCATACCGCATATTCTATTATGCTATAAGCCACGAATTGGAAGATTACCAATCAATTACATCATATCAGCAGTTCTGTGAGGTTACAGGGCTTAAATATGATGTTCCAAACGAGTTATGCCCACTACTATATCAAGGAAATCCATATAGTGCGATTGAAACGTTTATGACAGCTCCATTAGCTTACAATTCCGAAATGGTTTCGGCATTACATGATGCTGTGATAACTAACGGACATAAGGAAATCTGCATAGTAAATGGCTTCATGTACTACTATGAGCTATTCTTCCTTGATAAGGTGGAAGTATCTATATACTGCCAAGATGCCTATTGCTATCTGCTCTATATGTTGGCAAATGGTAAAACATCACTAACATATAAGGATAAGCTTGCATGGTTGGAGGACTATAACAATCCTACACCATCAAGACAGCTTGCGCTAGCTCTTTATGCCGTGAAACTGCAAAAGTATTTCATGAGTGAATCGGCAAGAAATAGTGCTGTCTTCGAAGCATTGAAAATTAAGGCAAGGGAATCAATCGAGAAAACCGAGGAGGCAAATGAGCGATTGATGAGATTGCTCACTACATGTGATTTCCATGTTGGAACACTAGAAGAAGCCATCAAGAATAAGAAGGTAATCTTCTTTAATTACGGAAGAATAGAGAAGAATCAGAAGAGAGCATTCAAACTCATTTCTGAGAATAGTGACTTGAAATCAGATTTTTCTGTTGCAAGGAACGACTACTATAATCTTGTGGAAAGTATTCCGAGTGATAGTTTTTTTTATTATTTCAGCAACAGCCCTTATCTGAGAAACCTGCATAAGATAGCTATGTGGAATAATTCAAGTGGTGAAAGACGGTCTGCAGGAAGGTTCCTCTATTGCAATAAGCCAACTGCACAAAATAATGCTAGCACCTCGTATTCTTCATTCAGAATCGAAAGCAACGAGATTGTACCTCCCGATGATTTGGAGATTACAGACGCAAGCAAACTGATGATTGAACGAGTAGACCCACATTTACTTCATTGCTTGCAAAAGAAGTATATCAAGAAGGTGGACCAATGTGGTCTCTGTAAATTATTTGCTTTTGTGGTGAAATACGACAAATATACCCTAGGTGGGTTTGGTTTTACGCTACCTCAACACAAGGGGTATGATTTGTTTCAGTTAACGGACTTCTGCACGAATAACGCAATCCCTCGATTGAGTAAACTCATACTGTACTGCATTCAGTCTGTAGGCGTTCAAAGATATGTGAGCAGAAGAATGCGCAAGCTTTGCGAGAAGGTTATCTCCTGCGCTTATACCCATAAGCCAGTGAGTATGAAATATCGTGGCGTATACAAGAAAGTGAAGGAACACTGCACATCATCTTATCTTGCTTACGAAGGAATACTTGGCTTATACCCTACGAATAAGGAAATCATTGAGAAATATCAAAAATCGTTGAAGAATGGAAAATGAAGATAGATGGAAATACGCAAAAGTTGATATAAACCTCATAGATGAGGTAGAAATCAATGCAAATGAAATGTCGGGTGAAGACTTCGCCCAACTAACAGACAACATTGCTAAGTCTGGATTGAGTAGTGTGCCTACCTGTATCAAGAAGGATAATGGTAGATACATCATGATCAGCGGTAATCATCGTTTGAGGGCATGCAAGAAACTGCACTATAAAATGCTAGGTATCTTATATGTAGAAGAGAGCGAGATTACAAATGATGAAGCTATTGCTATTGAATTATCTCACAACTCCCTTCATGGTGAAGCTAATGTTAGCATCTTGAAGAAGTTGTTTGCATCAATTCAATCTATCGACTTCAAGAAGTTTGCTCATGTGAACATTGACGAGATTAAGCCAATAAGCACAGAGGGTATAGATGTATATGCCATGCAGGAGAATTTCGTATTCTCCATCATACTCTACCCTAGTTCATTTGCTAGTCTGGACACATTGTATGGAGACATTCGTGAGCAAGCACGCAAAAGTGATGCTCTCGTTTTAGCTTCCGATGAAGATAACGAGAAAACCCTACTTAAAATCCAAAAAGAGATAGGTAAGGAGTTTGGCATAAAATCCCCAAGTATCTCATTTGCCAAATTGTTAGAGTTAGCGAGTGAACGTTTAATCGAAATAAAGGAAGGAGAAAAAGAAAATGATTTGGATAATAATGACAGCGAGCGATAAGGACTCGTATGTGACACAACGCAATCAAAACTTCATCAAAGAAGCACTAGGAGCAAACAATGTTACATTTGTTAGTGTGCAAGATGAGGATTCACTTAATGACTTAAAGATAAGTGATAGGGACATCGTTATTACACAGACGAGAAATAGAATTATCCTAGAAAAGATAGGCGAACTTGAAGCAAAGAATACGTCAGAAAGTGATAGAACGATCGTCTTGACAAAAAATAAAGAAGTTCTCAAAGAAGAACTTTACAGACACGGCATCTCGTTTCCGAAATCATATAGCAAGTATGATTTAAGGGAAGAAAATATGTATTTCGTGAAGCCATTAATGGGTGAAGACTCTAATATGGTTGACAACCTTTCGGTCTGCAAGAGTACCCAAGAGGTAAGAAAGAAAGTTGATGAGATAGAACGTTTGGGTGATATTGCTATCATCGAAGACTTTATTGCAGGAAAGGAATGCACTGCTGCTTGCGTTGTCAATCAGAAAACAGGAGATATAGACGTATATCCTATTTTTGTAGAATTGACAACACCATATAATATACTCACTCACGAAGCTAAGATGCAGGAGGAAGAGGTATGCAGTGCTTGTAATCTTGAAGTGATAAAAGAAACTGCACAAAAAGTGTGCAAGGTGTTGGGTATTCAACATTATCTCAGAATAGATTTTAGAATATCTTCAACAGGTATTCCGTTTGTAATAGATTGCAACCTGTTTCCAGGTTTAGGTCCTACAGACCATTTTGCAAAATGTCTGTTGCTAACAGAAAATATGTCTTACATAGATGCTTTGAAAGCAGTCATAGCATCTGCAAGTTAGAAAGGTTGATTATGGCAAAGGTAAGAAGAACAGAATTAAAAAAGATTGCCGCTGCTTACGAAAAGAAGGGCGGCAATATGGCTGCTACGGCAGTAGCTTTGGGCATTACACGCCAAGCCTTATATAACTGGCGAAAAGAGGATGAGAAGTTAGCCAAGATGTTGGATGATATAGATGAAGGCATCCTTGACTTTACTGAAAGCAAGTTGGTTGAAAAGGTTAACGAAGGCAACCTAACTGCAATCATCTTCCTTCTGAAAACTAAGGGCAAGAAGCGTGGCTATGTCGAGCAAGTAGATAACAGATTAGTAGAAAATCCATTCGAGAAGTTAATGAAGGAGCTTCCAGATGATGAAGAAGGATAATTATGGAAAACGGAGAATTGTATATACCAGACTGCTTGTTTCCAACGGACAATCCGTTGGAGATACCATGTTTGTTGTCTGATGTGCAACCTCAGTACATAGAAATTCCATTCTATTGCTTTGGAGAGCAGGCAAGAACAACTAATATGAATGGCAGGGGAACACTCCACTTCTATACTGATGATTATAGATTCCGGTCAATCTATGAGAAGCCAGAGAAGATTTTGAAGTACAACCCTGGCAGTATTATTGAGCCAAACTTCAGTTTATCAAATGATACTCCAATAGCTTTTGGTATGCAGGCTATCTACAAGAAACGCTTTTTTGCAAGAGCTATGCAGGAAAAGGGGATTGGTGTATTCGTTGACTTAAATGTGGCTCCTAAGTTCTATAAGCTGAATTTGATGGGCATCCCTAAAGGTTACTCATCATTCGCCACAAGAGGTTGCACAGACCGACTAAATGAACTGCAATTTGAATACGAGATTGCCAAGTTCGTAGCAAATGGCAACAGATTCAGATTTATCGTTTATGGAGGTGGTAACGTGATTGAGCAGTGGTGTAAGGAAAACAATGCCGTTTATATTACACCAATCATCATCATCAAGAATAAGTTGAAAGCTTTTGAAAAGATGAAAGATACTATTGGTATGCTTGATGTTGATGCAAAAGCAAAATACCAAGAGCTGAAAAAGACCTTGTATGATACTCAAGTAAAAAACTTCTCTGTAGAAGATATGCTTGATAACATGCAGGATTTTCCGAATCTCTTAAAATAGATTATTATAGTTTATCATTAAAATGTTTGATTATGGGAAAAAGAAGTAGTGGAACTAGAAGTCAGTCGGCAGCAAATTTGGCGCAGTCGAGAACCATGAGCATGAGTTCTATAGGGGGTAATAAGCTAGAAAGCTTCAGTGGCACCAAATCTTATGGCTTCAAACTCGGTGGAAGAGATGTTGAAGCAAACTTTAAAAACGGAGCTATTGAAAAAATAGATCAGTACTTTTATCTCTCAACAAAGGATAAGTCTAGATTGCGTAACGCTGTGTCACACGTTCTTGGGAATACTTTGAATAAAACCAAGGGAAATGAGGTTGATGAGTATGGGATTGGCGGTTTCGATGGAACAGGACTTCGTATAGTATCCTATAGAAATAATTTTGCAAAAAATATGATTATGGTAGATAAGTATGGAATCGTCGAATATGGCAAGGGAACAGTCGACCCGTATTTGTTTAGAGGCGAAGACATCGACCCTAAAGTGTTTAGTAAAGTATTAGACAAGGCGTTAAGAGCGCTTAAAAATCCAGTTAATGGAGATATAAAGTACCGTAACAAATGGGACTTCTAAAATAGTAGAAATATGTCAGAACAGAAAGCAATAAAAAAAATGATTGCATGGCGCAATGATTGGTGTCTCTTCGCCAAGGAAGTCTTGAAGGCTCGCCTTGACGAAGAGCAAAAGGCTATATTGCGTTCTGTTCAGAAGAACAAAATGACAACGGTAGCCAGTGGAACTGCAAGGGGTAAGGACTTCATCGCTGCCGTAGCCGCTTTATGTTTTCTGTACCTCACTCCTCGCTTCGGCAAGGATGGCAGTTTGGAAAAGAACACCAAGATTGCCCTTACAGCACCGACAGGAAGACAGGTAACAAACATCATGATACCAGAAGTGGCACGTCTATACAAAAAGGCAGGCTTCCTGCCTGGTCGTTTGCTGTCGGATGGCATCAGAACTGATTATGAGGAATGGTATCTGACAGGTTTCAAATCTTCAGCCGACAACACAGAGGCTTGGTCGGGATTCCATGCTGTAAACACCATGTTCATCGTAACTGAAGCATCCGGTATCTCGGACACCATCTACAATGCAATCGAGGGTAACCTGCAAGGTAACTCTCGATTGCTATTGGTATTCAACCCAAACGTTACTACAGGGTATGCAGCCAACTCCATGAAGTCTCCCCGATTCAAGAAGTTTAGATTATCATCCCTCAACGCAGAGAACGTAGTAAGCAAGAAAAACATTATCCCTGGACAAGTTGATTATGAATGGGTAGCCGACAAGGTCTCAGCATGGGCACAGAAGATCAGAAAGTCTGAGTTTGATGAAGGTCGTGGTGATTTTGTGTGGGAAGGTGGATATTACACTCCAAATGACCTTTTTCGTGTTAAGGTTCTCGGTATGTTTCCGAAGGTGTCCGAAGATACCCTCATTCCATACGAATGGTGCGAGATTGCCCATAGAAGATGGAAGGAACTTAAAGATAGTGGCTTTATCACCCATAAGCCAATACGCCTAGGTGTCGATGTCGCAGGTATGGGGCGCGATAGGTCTTGCTATGTTCCACGACAAGGAAACTATGTTTCAGAAATCAAGTGTCATAATTCGGGTGGTCATGCGGACCACATGGCAGTCGCAGGTCAAGTCGCACACTACCTAAGTTTGAGTTCAAAGAATAAAGCCTTCATTGATACCATAGGAGAAGGTGCTGGAGTATATTCAAGACTCATAGAACAAAAGTACTTAACGGCATTCTCTTGCAAGTTCTCGGAAGGCGTGAGAAATAAGTACGATGTGACAGGCTGCTACTCTTTCGCTAACATGAGGGCTTATTTGTTTTGGTGCATACGTGACTGGCTCAACCCAAAGAATGGATTCTTTGCAGCACTCCCACCCGATGATGAGTTGGATCAAGAATTGTGTGAAGTGCATTGGCTGTTTCAGTCAGATGGTTCAATCATCATGGAACCAAAAGACGAAATCAAGAAGCGTCTGAAACGCTCTCCCGACAAGATGGATGCCCTTGCCAACACCTTCTATCCATACGACTTCGATAGAGACAATGATTTGCAATTGTTAAATAGTATAGTATAAATTTGCAAGATACAGAAAAGTTTTGTAACTTTGCAGCCGAAACGTTTCTTTTAACGTTTCATTGCTCTTAGTGCACTCCGACCGTGAGGTTAGAGTGCATTTTTTTATTTAATATAAAGTAATTCAGAAAAAGACTATACACTTCAATATAAGCCTTTCTAAGCGGTTCATTTTACTTATACCATTTTTAAGAAATAGACTTACATACACAAAATTAATAGTTTGACATAAGTATCTAAGTGTCAATAAGTTAAACAAAGTTAGTAAAAAGTACTTTATGCTCAAAACGTTTGGTCATTTGCAAAAAAATGACTACCTTTGCACTATCAAAAATAAAATAACAATTTAAAAGATAGGAGATAAGAGCAATGAAACTAATTGGAATGGAAACGTCAGATTATAACGAAACACGTTATATACAATGTGAGACAATGGAAGAATACAATGATGTTTTGAAACGTGAAAAGAGTAAACACGGAATTAAAAATGGTGCAGATGTTACCACTTACGTTTACGAAACATCAAATTCTTCAAAAGTTGCAGGAAAAGTCATTAATACAAACCTTGAAGTTGAAATCTACTATACTGGCGCAAAATTTCGTGAACTCTATGCAAAACCATCTACAAATCCAGAAATAGATAGAGAAGTAAAAGCTCATGAGGTGTATGGAGGCTACGGCATAATCACATATAAGGAGAAAGGTATCCCAAAACAATACTATGGTGTTGGGCATAAAACATTCAACACCAAGAAAGAAGCGAAAAAATATATTGATGAGTAATTAAAATATAGAGCAATGAAAAAGGTTAAAGTTTACACAGTAGAAGCGTTAGAGAAGCGAATTACAAAGGCTTTGAAAAAGGTCAAGTTCGGCTACCAAGAAGGATGCTTGATTGAAGCCACAGATGCAGAGTTTAGTATCTACAACTTCAACACTGCACTTTGTAATTTACAGCAGAAAGGAGTCGTAGCATACAACGAGAATACAGAAAGCTATGAATTGGTTTAAAGTATAGGAGATACGAATATGATAACAATTGACCAACAGGTAAATTGCCTTGATTGTGTAAACGGAAAGGTTTATATATGTTCTAACTCAATGCAAGAGTAAATGTAACGGAAAACCAGATAGATATTCTGGTTGCCGTAAGTGGAAAAGTAGATTTTAATTATAGGAGATAAGAGCAATGAACGTTTACACAGAATCAGATAGATATACGGTATTACTTCACGCATTCGACACTTTTGAAGGTGCTTGCGAGTATATTACACAGATTATAAATGTAGGGGAGTGTAAGGTTCTCCCTCTCATAAAAGCATGGAGTGGCGGCGTGGTTACAGCTAAATGGATGGCTAAGAAAACCGAAAAAGGAATTGCATTCGAATTGTTGAACGTTAATAATGAAGGTAGATATGAATAAGCAAGAATTAAAAGACCTCACCTATAAAATGGTAGAGGAAAGAGTAAATAAGGGAACTGAGTTGTTTAACAGCTTTGTATTCTTCCCAGTCTTGTATGGTGAACTGAAAAAGAAGTTTCCGCAGGAATACTGCGATATGTTCAGAAACGTTGTTCTAGACACCTGCATTCTATATCCAGATTGGAAGGAACATGAAATCTTGCAAGAGGTTGCTTCACAATTCGAGAGTCATGGAAATGTTTAATAGGAGGAAATGAATATGACAGTATATGAATTATCTGAACTTCAGAAAGAAGAACTCAAAATCGAAATGTTGAAAGATAAGTTTGGGTACAAACTTTCATTCAGAGAGTTAGCATATGCTAATGATTGCATCAGCGACCGAGAGTTGTTCGAAAAATATAAGGATCAGACTTTTACAGATAAAGACTTCATCGTATCACGCTAAATGAAATCGTATGGAAAGCAATTGCACAACAATAGAAGAGCTTAAATCCGTAACCACGCAGGTTAGTGGTGATGAATGGAAAGATTTCTTCTCACTCATCAAAAAAGGCTCATATAGCCTGTATGGTTTCCACCAGTTTCTTGATGAAAGACCAGACCTATGCTTATTAATTCAAGGTATAGGAGATTACCAAACTGCCATCAAGGAAACGTTAGAGGAAATCGGATTGAATGATGGTGATATAAATGGACCAGGAGGAAATCATCTGAAACTGATTGTGGTGGATCAGATAGGATTCATAGTGTATGAAACGAAAGTTATGAACTTTTAAGAATAAGATAGAGCAATGGAAGAGAACGTTATTATAGCAATGGATGCCGAAAACTCTAAAAAGATAAAAGGCATTCCTTCAAGTTGGAACTGGGAGGATATTCATTTCTACCTCATTACTGAATTGGGATTCAGTTTTGATGTTGTGTTCAATTATTCAAAAGACATAGAGGAGGTATCTTATGAAGGATAATGCAAGAACTATCAAGTACGATTCTATCACATCATACGCAAAGGAATATGGGGTAGAATATCTGAGTAACGAGAACCTTATTGCTTCAATTATCGGTATAGACCCTATGCTACAGGGTAATGAACCAATAAGAAAAATCTTTGATGGTAGTCATTCCCTCAGAAAGGCAAGCAAGAGAACACTGCAGGAGCTTACATCTATCAAAGGAATAGGTGAAAAGAAGGCTACCGCTATACTCGCTGCATTCGAACTTGGTAGAAGACTTATGAAGGAGAAGTCGCAAGAACTTACAGATTTGGGTAGTTCCATCGACATCTACAACTATATTTTACCATACGTCAAGGATTTAGAAATAGAAGAATCTTATCTGTTCTGTATGGATAACCACTTCAAGTTAATCAAAATGGTTCGATTGTCGCAAGGTGGAATAACAGAAACACCTATAGACGTAAGAATTGTATGCAAAGAAGCTATCTCCTGCAATGCCGTAATAATAGCATTGGTTCACAATCACCCTAGCTCTAACTGCTTTCCATCAAAAGCCGACGATGCGATAACATATAAGATACAGAAGGCTTGTGAAATAATGAGATTGTTTTTTATGGACCACGTTATCATCAGTAGCAAGTCAGATCAGTATTACTCTTACCACGATAGAGGAAAATTATAAGTTCTAAGCTGATAAAATACATCAAACCTATAATTATACCAAAAGAATCTAACTTGAATACAGAAGATATTTTGCACGTTTAAGTGCATTTTTGTTGCATCTTATCTACCAAGGGAGGGCTGTGAAGTTCTCCCTTGTTTATTGAAATGAAAATAATTTCTCACTTTTTTGCCAAAACTATTTGTTGTTTAAATAATATTTCGTATATTTGCACCCATAAAAGCGTGTGAAGATGCACGTGACAGAACTTTTCGTAACATTGCTCTTACACCGAGTTCTACGTTTGGTCTGCCTGCATTTCGCTCGCAGACCATTTTTTTTGTTAAATATAACTCAACAAGCAATGAACAAGTATTATAGAAAAGTTCTTGAAGCACTGAAAACCAATCGAGACATTAAGGCATTGGGGTTCAGTCGTAAGGAGTTAAAGGGTGTTGCTGCCAATGTTGCCAACAAACTTCAACTCAAAGATGATGCTACTGACGAAGAAGTTAGTGAAGGTATTAGTGACGCAATTGATGATGTCTTGCCGTTACTCCAGTTAACTCAGTCCGCAGCAGACCGCCAAGTCTCAGAGTACAAAAACGCTCATCCCGCACCAGACGATGATGATGTTCCAGATGATGAACCAGACGATGATGACGTGCCAGCACGTAGAAGTCCGTCACAGAAGGGCAAGAAGGGCAAGAAGGATAGCGATGATGATCAAGACTCCGCTACCCTCAACGCAATCAAGGAACTTACGAAGGCTGTTGCTACACTTCAAGGCGATGTAACTGCATTGAAGTCGGGCAATACCACCAGCAGCCGTACCGCAAAGGTAAGGGAACTGCTGAAGGACACAGGTAAGTTCGGAGAGCGTCGACTTAAATCTTTCTCTCACATGAAGTTTGAGAATGAAGAGGAGTTTGAGGACTACCTCGATGAGTTGAAGGAAGATATTGAGGAAGAGAACAAGGAAAGACTTGAAAAGGGTCTTGAAAAGCTTGGACGAATCCCTGCTCCCGATACCAAACCTCAACCAAATAAGGAAGATAAGTTAATGTCTGATGATGAAGTCAAGGAGCTGGCTAAGATGTAATCATCTATTGTTTCACTTATAAATTATAAGATTATGGTAGCAGAAGACTACAAGCCAAAAACCAAAGGCTACGACATGGGTAAGGACGCTGTGGTTATCCGTCAGTATCTCGGTGGTATCACAGGCGGTAGAGCACTCGACTACGCCAACTTCAAGGATGAGGTTATTCAGGCAGGTCACATCATTGTCCGCAAGAAGGTTGATGATGTTTATGAGTATTCTCCACTTGAAACCGAAGACGGCAAGTACAAAGACAAGGCTAGCGAAGCAGAATTTGCTGGTGTTGTCGTTCGCTCACGCATGAAGGGTGAAGCGGTTGCCATTATGGATAATGGTCGCGTGAATGATGTGGCAATGCCTTATCAGTTCAAGGACGATACTCAGAGAACCGCCATCAAGACCGCCCTCCCAAGTCTTATTTTTGAGCATGACTAAGTTGTGCTCTAGTTTTTAACTTAAAAGATTGTTTATATGAACGAATCACTTTTTATTCAGTTTATCCGAGCTATCTTCCCTAAACTTAGCTTATATGTTAAGGAGAAGGAGAATCCGAAGGAGCGCACCTACCTCTACAAGGAGATGCTTACCGATGTGTATTCTGCCGATCAGAAGTGGGAAGGTTCATCAGCTAAGACCACATACGTAGCTGCCGACATCGTTGAGATGGATTCAGACATTCCTTTGAAGAAGCGTGGTCAAATCGCAACCTCTAATGGTAAGTTGCCAAAGATTGCGATGAAGAAGATTCTTTTCGAGTCTGATATCAACAACATCAACATCATGAAGGCTCAGTATGAGAACATTGTAGCGAGAGCCAATTCATTCCAGGCGCAAGGCTTGGTTGAGCAGGCTACATCAACACAACAGGCAGCTAAAACTGCAAAGGCTCGTATCATCAACAAGCTCATGAATGATGGTGTCGCTTGCTCTGTCGGTCTCGAAGAGCGTAACGAAATGAACTTCTTGGCAGGTCTCTCTAATGGTATTATTGCCGTTGAAGATGCAGACAATACGGGTAAGGCTATCCGTGTTGACTATGGATATTTTAAGGCAAACTGCTTCAAAACAGAAACCAATGGTGTTACAACCCGTGATGATTTCGAGAAAATCTTCGATAAGGCAAATGCCGACAACAATACCATCATACAGGTTATGCTCGCTAAGACGCAGATTAAGAAAATCCGCAAGGAGCAATGGGCAAAAGAGCTTGTTGCCGACTATGAGGGTAAGACTTATACCGAAAATACCAAGCTCAAGACGCCATCGGAGTCAGCTTTCTCGGAAGCATTCGAGGATGAGTTCGGTGCAGCAATCAAGGTTATCAACCGAACCGTGATTATCGAGAAGAACGGAAAGCGACACTCTCTCAAACCATGGAATGAGGATAACATTATCTTCATCTGTAATACCAACGTAGGCTCTTTCGTTTGGGGTACCCTCGCAGAGGACACCAACCGAGTACCAGGTGTTCAGTATTCCAACGTTGACAGCTACAAGCTTATCTCTAAGTACTCCAAGAATGAGCCATCTTTGCAGGAGGTTACCGCAGGACAGGCTATCTGCTTGCCAGTAATCGAGGACGTAGATCAGATTTATATGCTCACTACCAAGTCTGAGGAGGTTGATACGGAAGCCGAGGCTACAGATACTACCGACCAGTATACAACTTACAAGGGTAAGAAGTACAAGAAGGCTGACCTCATCGCTGCTTTGAAGGCTGCTGGTGCCAATGTGAAGGCTAACTCAACCGATGAGACTCTGATTAAGGCTCTCAACTCGCTCAGCGATGAGGAGGAAGCCGAAGTTCTCTCTAAACTCACTCCAGAGGTTTAATTTGAATTGATATGAAGACAATAAAGCAAGCATTGATTGATGAAATCCACTACCCTATCTCTTTAGGATTCGTGGAGAATAAGATGATAGAACGTCAGCTTAATGGTGATGATGAATATACATTCGAGGTCGCCCAGTCCAAGGAATGGAAAGGTGCGCTTGCTGATTGTCTGTACTCTCTCATACAAGCTGTAAGCTTATCCGAGTCAGACAAGAGCATTGGAACACTATCTGACAAGGATAAGGAAAGGCTGCTAGTACGAATAAATGCTTTATACAAAACCATCGGTGAATCACCTGCACTGGGTCAACCGATGGTTTATATAGGAGGTTAAGATATGGCTGTATTGGATTTCGCTGCCCATACCCTAGATTACCTACACGTAACTGATGGGTATGAAGACGATAACGGAGACTATGTTCAAGGCTCAGAAGAATGGGTGGAGAACTATTGTAAGTGTGATATTGTTCCTGCTGGCAAGGCAAACGTTATCACTATCCCCGATGGTTCTGCAAAGAACTATTCCTACACCATCTACAACCTTCCTAGAGCATGCCGCGATTTCGAGTATGGAGACAAAATCCGTGTAAAGCTCTTCGGAAACGAAGTGAAGGAATTTGTTGTACTCGGCTTTCATCGTTATCAACTGCAATGTAAAATATGGGTATAAAACTCTCAACCTCTCAGTCTGCGCTCAATAACTTTTTTCAGTCCGCTATGGCGATAATAAAGCAAGAAATCCTCACTGCTTATGCCAAGCTAGGAGAAGAATGTAATGCAAGGATAAGAGACCGCTCGGCAGAGGAAAGTTGGATAGACCATACAGGAAACCTACGAAGCTCCATCGGTTATGCCATCTTTGACTACGGAAGGAAACAAGTAGAATCAGCCTTTGCTTCCATAGGTAATGGTTCTAATGGTTCACAAGAAGGAAGACAAATGATAGCTGACCTAGCCAAGGAATACTCACAGGTTTACGCATTGGTAGTAGTCGCGGCTATGAACTATGCAGACTTTGTAGAAGCTAAAGAAAATAAAGATGTGCTTGCATCCACAGAGTTATGGGCTCGTTCTGTCGTTGATGGTAAACTAAAGCTCGCTGTGGATAAAGCTGTAAGTAGAATCAATCAGATAAGGCTATGAAATCGGATATTGACATCAAGGATGATGTGTACAACATTATCTCTTCTTCGAAATTAAAGAATGCTGTAACTGGTAGTCTTTGCAAGCGAGGAAGACCATTCTATGGCATAGGTGCAACTGGCAAGGAAGATATTTGCATCTCCATTCTAGCAAACAGAACTTCGCAGATACAAGAAGCTTTCGTGAATGTAAACATCTACGTTCAAGACCAAGCTATCACAAAGAAAGGCAATATCCAAAAGGAAGAGAACACGGCAAGGCTCCGTGAGTTATGTCAACTCTCTTTCTCTACCTTCGAAGCAGTTCATGGATCGGATTTCCGCTTGTCTATGAGTGAACAGAGGGTAATAGCTTGCGAGGGCACAAGAGAGCACATCATTAATAACAAATTATTGTATCAAACTATAAACGATTAAGATTATGTCAGTAATAACATGGGGAAAACCATCCATCTATGTTCGTGACCTTAGTGCTGCAACCAACAACTGGAAGAAGCTTGATACTCCAAAGGAGGACACTACTCAGTTGAACCCTACCAAGGGTGATACAACAGAAGCTAAGGAGGAAGGTGGCGGTATTGTCGATTCCAAGACAGCTAAGTCCACCTACGAACTCGTTTATCAAGAGTTCATCAAGAAGGGCTTACCTCAGCCTTTCCATACCATTGATGGACTTATCGAAGGAAACTACGCTATCGCTGTTCAGCCGGAAGATGCAGAGAACCCTGGCTGCTATATCGGCAAGTCAACCGTAAGCGTGGAGGAGTCATATTCTTCAGCGGATGGTGCTTTGATGCAGTACACCCACAAGGCTCTTGTGCCAGAGGGTGACGAAGTAGCAAAGACCACCAACAAGAAGGGTGAGACCGTATATTGTCAGTTCCGTTGGCGCATCATCACAGCCAAGAAGGCTAAGGGAAAGACAGACGAATACGTTCTTACATTCAAGCATCCTGCAGGTGCTACAGACACAGAAACGGAAGTAACCGTTCCAACAAACGGACAGGTCGAAGGTGACGTTTAAGGCAATATGTTGATTTCTTCTCACCCTTCAGCCGATTGAGGGTTATCAGTCGGCAACCTACCCAAGTAGCTCAGTTGGTTAGAGCGAGACCAAAGTCCGTCACATAAAATCCAGTTGGTCTTTAAAAAAGCTGGTTGAAAGACGCAGGTTCGAGTCCTGCCTTGGGTGCTAACAAATATTATTAGCTTATGAAGAATGACATCGAAATTGGCACAAAGATAGCCATGGTGTTAACAGATACACCACTAGGCATACAGGTAGGTAGAAGGCACATGTTCATCTACCCTCAGACTTTAGGCAAGATGTATTTGACAGCTCCACTGATTAAGCTGCTAGGCATCAAAGATGATAACCTAAAGCTGAATCCGCTTATCGAAGCACTCCGTGTAGTAGGTGAGAAACGAAGTCTCTGTTGTAAGCTAATAGCCTACCACACCCTTCAGAAGAAATCCGATATGCTCAGTTCACGCATATTGAAGGCAAGGGAAAACATCATCTTCAAGTTCTGTGATAACGATGATATAGCTACTCTTCTCATCACCATACTCTCAGACAACAAGCTTCACGACATCATCACGGAATGTGGGATAGACAAGGAAGCGGAGCGTATGGAGAAGATAAACAAAGCCAAAGACTCCAGTAATCAGTATATCTTTGGTGGCAGAACCATTTGGGGCTCTCTCATTGACGCAGCTTGCGAGAGATACAAGTGGACCCTTGACTATGTTCTGTGGGAAATCTCATACAACAACCTCACGCTTATGATGAAGGATAAGATAACTTCCATCTATCTATCCGATGAGGAAAGAAAGAAGGCTCACATTCCATCAGCAACAGAAAAGGTCTTCAGCGGAGATAACAAAGAGGACATCATGGAGCTGATCAGACAGAGCGAAGAAAATCCAATTTAACCTCCAACACAAAAAGTAAAGAATAAAGGTTTGGCTGAGGAGGTGCACCTTTACGTAATTGACAGAATAAAAAAATGGCAGGTTTAAAGTTTGACATAACAGGAGATAATTCAGCTGTACTGAGAGCCTTTAAGGGGGTGCAGGATGGTGTGGCACAGACAGCAAGAGTGGTCGAGCAGCAGGGTCAGAGCATTGAGAATGTTTTCAATCGCATCAAGTCTGCTGCATCGGTGGCTTTTGCAGGATTTACGGCAAAGGAAATCATCAGCACACTGGGTACTGTCCGAGGAGAATTTCAGAAGTATGAGATTGCCTTTGAAACCATGCTCGGCAGTGGGCAGAAGGCAAAGGGAATGATTTCAGACCTCGCCGACCTTGCTGCTACTACACCTTTCGATATGAAGGGCGTGGTAAATGGCGCAAAGCAGTTGCTCGCATACGGATTTGCAGCCAACGAGATTACCGAAACCATGAGAAGGCTCGGTGATGTATCTGCAGGTTTAGGATTGAACCTTCAGGACCTCACTTGGCTTTATGGTACCACGATGGTGCAAGGTCGATTGTTCACAAGAGACTTAATGCAATTCACGGGGCGCGGCATTCCTTTGACAGAGGAGCTTGCCAAGCAGTTCGGAGTTACCAAGGATAAGGTTTCGGAATTGGTGACAGCAGGTAAGGTTGGTTTCCCCGAAGTCAAGAAGGCTATCGAAAGCCTTACCAATGAAGGCGGCAAGTTCGGTGGATTGATGGAAAAGCAATCTCACTCTATTACTGGTCAGGTAAGCAATATTAAAGATACTATCGAAATGGCTATCAATGACCTTGGCACTCAGACAGAAGGCTTGATGAATGATGCTTTGGATATCACATCTACGGTTATTGACCATTGGAAGGAGATAGGTGAGGTTATCCTTGCAGCCGCATCTGCTATCGGTCTTTATAAGGCAATGGCAGTTAGTATAGCAGCCTTTGACACAGCAACAACAAATGCAGGATATGCAGCCGAGTTGTCAGCTCTTGAATCTTTGCTCCCTATGAAGGAAGAAGCAAAGAAGACAGACCTTGAAGAAGCAGTAGCCAAAGGTCAGTTATCAGCAGCGCAGGCGGAATTGGTAGCATCCAAGCGTGAAGAGGTTGCGGCTTACGTTGCCGAATTGCAAACCAAGGCAAAGGTTATGCAAGACGAGGTTCACGTATTGGAGAATAAGCTTGCGCTACAAGATAACGAAGTGCAATCACTCCAAGATGCTTATGATGCCCTTGACGATTATGTATCAGCAGAAGTCAGAGATACGGCAGCAACAAACCTCAATACGGCAGCAAACGAAAGAAACAATATAGCAAACCAACTTAAAGCAGCAAGAGAGAAAGCTGCAACGGCTGCAACCAATGCCAATACCGCATCCCAAGGCTTGAATACCGCAGCGACAGCTCGCGATACCGCAACCAAAGGAATATGGGCACAGGTTACTCTCTTATGCGAGAAGGCACAGAGGGCATGGAATGCTTCTATGTTCTCTAGTCCTCTTTTTTTGATAGCTGCCACCATCGCAGCAGTAACCTATGCCGTATATAAGCTTGCTACCGCAGAAACAGCACATGAAACGGCAGTAAGGAAATCCAATGAAGCATGGGATGAGTTTGACAACAAGGTCAAGGAACGTCAGCAAAATATCGAAAGCCTTATCAGAACAATTCAGTCTGAGACAGCTACAGAATACGAGAAGGCAGAAGCTTACCAAAAACTCTCCAACCTCGCACCTCAGTTAACGGAGCAATACTCACAAGCTCAACTAGCATCTGCCGACTTTGCTAAGACGCAGAAGGAAGTTGCCGAGAGCATGGATGAGTTGAAGTACGATAAGGCTGTTGAGGAAGTTGAGAAGTATCGAAAGAAGGTCGAGGAACTTCAAATGCAACTCAGAGCAGACGCAGCCAATGGCGGTCAAGGTAGCATCGCTATCTCATCACAGATAAACCAAGCCAAAGAAGACCTTGACCAAGCAGAAGAAAAGCTTTCCAACATCATCCAACTTCGAGACCAAGCAGCCGAGAATGCAAAGCCTATCGAAGTCCGCTTGCAAGAAGCACAGGAGAACGAAAGTGTACGTCAAGAAATCTTTGACTTCTATGATGAAGCAATCAATCTGGCTAACGATTGGCAAGCTGCCAACGAAACCATCAACTACGCCACAGGCGAGAGTAGATTGGATGCGTTCATCAATAAGGCTCAGAAAGAGATAGCAGGTCTTCGAGAAGACATCAAGAAGAATCCTGCTGATCTGAATCTACGCATGCAGGAGTCTGAGAAAACAAAGGTTCTGAACAACCTTTTAGCGATGAAGAGGAATTGGGCGGTCACTGGCGCAACGACAATACCTTTGATTTTTAGGGCTCAATGGAACACCGCCAAACAATCCCTCAACCAAGCCAAAAAAAGAGCACAAGCGTTGGCTAACACTGGTTCTACGGAAACCTATCAGCAAGCTTACAACAAGGCGCAGCGTGAATACAACGCAGCCAAGAAGAAGGTTGCTGCTATGGAGAGAAATAAGAGCAAATACACCGCCACTCAGTACGAAACCGCCACCCAAAACTTGAAAGCAGCCAAGGATGCCTACTCTAAGCTAGGTGGTGATGTAAGTGGGAAGGTAGCGAAGGCAGCAGCAACGGCACGTAAGACTCGCATCAAGGAAGGAAACAAAGCTATCAAAGTCCAGGAGGAGTTGAACAACCGCTTGAAGGCTTTGCAGCAGAAAAATATCGACACCGATATATCTCAGATGCAGGAAGGCACGGAGAAGAAGCTTGCTCAAATCAAGAACGACTATGCCAAGCGCAAAGCCGAGATTGATAAGCAGGAAGCAGAGTTCATCAAGAAAAACAAGGAAGCTGGCAAGAAAGTAACCCTTACCTCTGCTCAGTCCGATGCCCTCAATAAAGCTAGAGACCTCGCTACCCAAGAGTACAACAAGAAGCTTGATGAGGTCAACAGGGAAGCCCTCTCCTCTATGCGTGACTACTTGAAGGAGTATGGTTCTCTCTATCAGCAGAAGCAAGCCATTGCCGAGGAGTACGAAGAGAAGATTGCCAAGGCTCAGACACAGGGTGAAAAGCTCTCTCTTCAGCAGCAGAGAAAGAAGGACCTCCAAACCATCGAGATAAACGCTATCAGACAGAACATCGATTGGGGAAGTATCTTCGGAGACTTCGGAGCTATGTTCAAGGACCAACTGGAACCAACAATAAAGAAGTTGCAGGAGCTGTCCAAGAGCACAACCGATGTTAACGAACAGAAGACCATACAGGAACTTATCTCCAAGCTACAAGGCTCTGCCACCGTATGGGATAGTGACATCTTCAAGAAGGTTTCGGACGACATCAACGCCTATCAGTCAGCCATGCAGGGCTATATTGATGCACAGGAGCGTGAGGCAGAAGCCACGAAAGCCGTTACCAAGGCGCAGGAAGACCTCACTAAGGCTAAGAAGGGCGGTAACAAGGATAGCATCAGTAAGGCTGAAAGCAACCTCTCTAGAGCGCAGGGCGTACTCGCTACCGCATCTAACAACGTTTTGGAGTTCGGTTCCTCTGTTCAGAAGGCATCATCAGACTTGCAGACATCTGCACAGAAGGCAGTTTCTCAGTTCCAGCAGCTTGAAAATGGTTTGCAGGGTCTAACGTCGGGGTCACTCAAAGGCATAGGAAACTCTATTCTAGGGCTTGACAAGCTTTTCGGGGGTACTATGCAGAGGGACGTTGCTAACACGCTTGCAAAGGGCATCCAAGGGTTGCTCGGTAAAGACAGCAACGCAGCCAAGGTTCTGACGGAAGCTTTAGGGGATAGCGGTATGGCAGGTGAAATAATCTCCGCAATACTCGGCATCCTCGATATACTGAAAGATGGCTTCGGAACACTCATCAGTAACCTCATGGACACGGTCTTTGGCGCAGTAACGGGCATCCTCGATGATGCTTTATCGGGTGACATCGTTATGAAGCCATTGAAGAGTATCGGAAACAACGTTTCTCATATCCTCAACACGCTTTCATTCGGTGGTTTCAATAGTCTGTTCGGTGGAGATGGAAATGCAAAGAAGGTCAATGATACAATCGAAAGACTGACGGACAGAAACACCCTCTTGCAGCAATCCATCGAGGATTTGACTGATGCAATGGAGAACTCCTATGGCTCAAAGGCAACCTCGTACTACGACCAAGCCTACAAGAATCAGCAGGAGACGAATCAGAATTACCTCGACATCGCCAAAGCGCAGGCAAGCTATCACGGTTCTCACGGCTCATGGAATCACTATTGGAGCGGCTTTGGTAGTGACGAGATGGATTGGATCAAGAAGAACATCAAGTCAGACTTCAATGGTGACCTCTTCTCCCTCAGTCCAGATGAAATGAAGCTCCTCCGTGGTAACGTTGCTATTTGGGAGCACATCGAGAACACTGGCAAGGGTAACTATGGTGGGCGTCTGACGGAGAAGCTGAATGACTACATAGACCAAGCGGGCAAACTGGATGAATTATCCGACAAGCTGAAAGAAAGTCTTACGCAGATTTCTTTTGACAGCATGAAGGATAGCTTTATATCAGACCTTATGGATATGAGCAAGTCAGCGCAGGACTTCGCAGACGATTTCGCTGAAATGATGCAGAAGGCTCTTCTCTCCTACTCCATGGGAGACCTCATCAATGGCGACTTGAAGAAGCTCTATGATGATTGGGCACAGGCTATCAAGGACAACGATGGCAAGCTTACCGAAACAGACATAGAAGCATTCAACAAGCGTTACGATGATATAGTCCAGGAAGGTTTGAAAAGGCGTGATGATTGGGCAAAGGTGACTGGCTACACTGGTTCTTCATCCTCATCACAGACCGCAACAAGCGGAGGATGGGCATCTATGGGGCAAGATACGGCTGACGAGCTGAATGGTCGCTTCACTGCCCTACAGATTGCAGGAGAGTCAATCGCTCAGAATATGACCACGACAATCTCCCAGATGGAGAGCATCGTTACACTCGGAATCTCAACCAATGGCGCGGTATTGGAGATAAGAAACATGATGATTATGACAAACAGCTATCTCGAAGACATCGTGAAGTATTCAAAGCTCACCTATAATGACTTCGGAACAAAGCTGGATGATATGAACAGAAGATTAAAGGATATTTGACCTCTATAGGCTTTTCGCTTGTCAGCCCTTACAACTATACTCAACAATAGCAAAAGCGGCTCACAGCGAAGCCTACGAGGTTATTTAATGATTAAATAGTTATGCTTAATGGACAACTTTACATCAATGGCAAGGATGCCTACCTTACGTGGGGCATCTTCTTAGACGAAACCGCCCTCAGTACGCTCATGACCCCTGCACCAAACAAGGAGTTCATCAGCAACAAGTATCGTTCAAAGGACGGAAAGTCAGTTATCAAGCACAATCCTAGATTGGATGAGAGGGAGATAACGCTGCCGTTCAATATGACCGCCAAGGACTCAGATACGTTCATGACGAACTATGCTAGGTTCTGCGAGGAGGTTCTTGCTAAGGGAGAGTTGGTTATCCGCACCCGATTCCAGCCTAATGTATGGTATCGGTGCATCTATCTCTCCTGCACTCAATTCAGTCAGTTCATTCGGGAAATGGCAAAGTTCAGTCTTAAACTCAATGAGCCAGACCCTAGTGACAGAGGTGAAACTAGTAAATATACAAGCTAATGATTCAGATTAAGAGAAATAACAAGGTATTCTTCACATTAGAGGACTTCGGCGAGGGTTCTAAGCTGTCATATCAGCTTATGGACCACCATTACGTCATATTGAAGTTCACTACGGCTACTCCTATCTATTTCGAGATTGGTGACTCCGTGGAGATTCCCGACTTCGGCTACTTTGAGCTTACATCATCATACTTCCCTAAGCACAATGATAGTGATGGCTACGACTACGAAATGCAGATGGATGCCTATTATATGTCTTGGAAGAATAAGCTTTGCAAGTATCGCCCTCAGCACGGAGCCAACGAGACCTCCTTCAACCTCACCACAACGGTAGGTGTACACATGAACGTTATACTCGGCAACCTAAAGGCACTAGGTCTTACGTACAATGGCAAGGATTTCTCCGTTGACTACACTACATACAACAACAAGGCTTTCGATGTTCAGAAGAGATTCTTGATCGAGTACGGCTCAATCAGTATTCTCGATGCTCTCAACGCCATCTGTTCTGAAGACGCACTCAACTGCGAGTGGTGGATAGATGGTTCCATCATATACCTTGGATATTGCGAAATGGAAGGACAGACAACATTCGAACAGGATGTTAATGTTCTGTCTATGTCCTATTCGGAATCTAAGTCAACTTATATTACGAGACTGTACGCATTCGGCTCAGACAGAAATATTCCGAAGGGATATTTCACTGGTGCCGATGCGGACGTCACCACCGATGGTATTGCTACCGATTATCTCATGCTCCCTAACAAGGAAGTAGATAGTGATGGTTTCTACGCCAAGGATGGCTACCTGGAGAACGTGAATGTCGTGAAGAACGACAAGCAGGCTATCGAGGGTGTCGTGATGTTTGAGGACGAATACCCGAAGGTTGAATGCAGGGTCAGCAGAATCAAAACCTACGATAGCACTGTTGATAACGATGATGGAACTAAGACTACACAGACGTTTTGGCAGGTCGGTTCAACGGACTCCTTCGCTGAAAACTTTGAAGCTAGCTGGATAAAGAGCAACCTCACTCTTGGTATCAAGTTCACTAGCGGTGCTCTCATGGGTATGGAGTTCGATGTTAGTTTCAAGATTATCGACAAGGAGAACTTTTTCGAGATAGTGGCTAACGACACCTACGGAAGAATACTTCCCGATAGTGTCATGTGCCCGAAGGAAGGTGATAGGTTCTTCCTGTTCAACTGGGACGCAACCAAAATTACAGATACGGACCTCATCCATACCGCTCAGTTGTCTCTGTTCGACAGGGCAAAGCAGTACTATCAGAAGACCATGATCAGCAACTCAAACTTCACCTGCACGATGGATGGCGATAAGTTCTACAATGATGGAACATACGATTACCATCCTCTCGGTGAGCAGGTAAAGCTGATTAATGATATGTTTGCGCAGGTGGACGCGGATGGCAAGCACTACCGAAACTCTCGTATCATCGGAATGGAGATACCTTTGGATATCCCTTACGACCACCCTCAGTACACTGTAGGAGAAAAGGCTGCAACAAGCCGGTTGGGTAAGTTGGAAGACAAGGTTGATTCCATCAAGGTGAATGGAATGCAGATAGGCGGCACAGGAAGCGGTAATGGTGGTGTCTATGTAATTGGGCTGAATGATTCTACGCCTGCATCAGATAGTAACGTTTATTCTGCTAGACGTTCTAGGATGGAGTTTGTATCTAGGCTGCAGGATAACACAGCAAAGGGCACAATCACTTGGGAGAAGATTCAGAAGCTTTTAAGTGGATTGCTTGTCGGTAACCCCAACAATGAGAACGGTGGTTCATGGACTCCCGATGCAGAAGGTCGTTCGCATCTCATCACAGATTACCTGGAGGTGAGGATGAAGGCTATATTCGAGGAGCTTGTAATCAAGAAAACCTCCACCATCGGTGGCAAGGAGATTATCTCTCCTGCTGGTGGCGTGGTGGCTCACAAGGTGGAAGAGGTTACTGTGACATATAATAATGTGTCACAGAAGGCTTATCGTTGCTATTTCTTAGCAGAGCAGGAAGGTGATGCCGTAGATAATGATTTCTCCGTTAACGACCAAGTGCGCTCGGAATCATTCAACGTTCGCAAGGGCACTTATCATAAGGTGGGTAATCACTTTTACTGGCGATTGGTAATCGGTCGTGACGAGGAACCTGTGGAGTTGGAAGGTAAGAAGTATCATTACATCGACCTCTCCGATACCGATTGCGCTACGGCAAGCGATGTACCTGCTAAAGGTGATGTGCTCAATCAGTGCGGTAATAGAACCGATGTAGAACGTCAGAACTGCCTTATCTTCTCGGCGGTAGATACCTATTCGCCATCCGTCAGCTTGTACCACGGTATAAATAGCTACTCTTTTGCCAACAAAGAATACGTAGAGTATGGTGTAAACAAACAGACCAACAAGGCGTTCTTCAATGTTTATGGCGATATGTATGTGGGCGACCGACCTACTAAGGAGAATGGCTATGAGGGTAGTAGCTACATCAAGTATGACAGCGCAACCAAGCAGGTATCTATTAAGGGTAAACTTTCGGCGAAATCTACAGTAGATGGCAAGGAATTGTCTCAGTATATTAAGGAGAACTCAGCAAAGGGCTTGACCGAGGAGCAGGTAAACAATCTCATCAAGAACTCGCAGGTCATTGCCGACTTGCAGAATCAGGTGGATGGGGCTATCGAGACATGGTTCTACGAGGGAGTGCCTACTTTGAAGAATGCCCCAGCCAGCAGTTGGACGACAGACAAGGAAAAAGATACCCATTTGGGCGACCTTTATTATGATAACAAGACGGGCAAGGCATACCGCTTTGCCAAGGA